AGATCTCCCGCTCCACGTGGCGGCCGCCGTGCTTCCCGTAGACGGTCATGCCCGGTTCGGTGACCGAGCCCCGGCCGCTGGCCTGGCGCATGGACACCTTCGGGTGCACGCGCCCCTCGGGCGTCAGGTACTTCTGCGCGGTCTGGTAGACGGTGCGGGTGGTGGTGACCACGCGCATCAGCTCCAGCGCCCGCTTCAGCTCCGCAGGGCACCGCGGGTGCTCCGCCACCCGGTCCAGCGTGTCGGCCGCCGTGCTCAGCCTGCCGTTCTCGGTCTTCGGGGGCTGGGTGACGCCGTGCTGCTTCCACAGGTCCGTGAGCCAGGCGATCCCCTCCGTGGTGGCGAGAGGGGAGCTGAACGGCTCCCTGACGGCCTTGCGTGCCTTCCCCCGCCCCCGCATCACCTCCCGGGACAGTGGGAGCCCGTAGCCCTCGCTGAGCTCTTTGAGGGCTGCCTGCTTCTTCTCCTCCCCGTCCCGCAGCCGCTGGTTCAGCAGCTCCGTGTTGACCTTGAACCCGTTGAGCGTCATCCGCCCCATGAGGGGGAGGATCCTGTGCTCGCGCCGGGTGTAGTCGTCCGAGGGCAGGATCCCGCGCACCGCCCGGGAGGCTTCAAGATCGCCCCGCAGGTAGTCGTTGTACTCAGAGTCATCTTTCGGGATCTTGTCGAACCCGCCGTGCTTGCGCGCCAGAACCCGGATGTCGTTGGTCTTCCCGGCCACCCCGTAGCGCTGAGCCACATGATCCAGATCGTACTCGTCCACCGACGACTTGCCCCGGCTCCTCGGGGGGTGCGCCTGCCGGGCGAGAGGTTCGGTGTCGACCGCCTTGCGGGCGAACGCGTCGAAGTCCATCCGGTGCCAGTGCGCGAGTGCAGGACCGTCGAACCCGAGGATGTTGTGCCCGTAGACCTCCGGTGCCCGGGAGATCATTTCGACCAGTTCCGCGGGGGGCACGCCCGTCCTCGAATTGCCGTGCTGGTCGATCACTCCGGCAAGGCGCACGAAGCCCTCCCCGTAGGTGAACGCGGCGGACGCGTCAGCGGTCTCCAGGTCGAACCCGATGGGGCCCGAGAGGTCGATTTCCACGGGGGGTGCGGGGTCCGCAAAAGGATCTACGGAGAGGTCGAAATCAAGATCGTCCCCAAGGGCGTTCCAAGATCGGGTACCGTCAGTACCGTCAGCGCCGTTAAGTCCTCGTGATGGCTCATTTTTTCTGGTTAACCGGGCTGACGGTACTGACGGTACCTGATCTTGGTCCAGCTCTGTGACGTGCATTTTTTCATTTTTCGCTTGTTCAGTGTTCAACGACTTTTCTCCCTCCAGAATTTTTTCTGCGCCCGTTTTGTACCCATTCTCGCGACCGGCCGCGGGACCCTCCGACGGACCCCGGAAAGGATCATCAGGACAGTCCGTGCAGTCGTCCCCGGGAAGATCGTCCGGGGTGAATTTCAGCCCCCTCCAGGCGTAGTAGGTCGACCCGAGGGGAACGGACATTCCGGACGGCCGGGAGAGCCCCGACTGCTTTTTGATCTTCTTCCTGTCGACCGGATTCTGCGACACCAGGTCGTGTCCCCCGAACCGGCTCACGAAGGTTTTGTCCCCCCATTCCTTCTGTCCCTTGTCCTTGATGTAGGAGTTGAAATCCGCGTACAGCTCCTTTGCGATCACGTGTGAGGCGTCGTCGAACTCCAGCCGGTCCTGGATGTACGACATGATCAGATCGGAGGACCGGCGCCATTCCTGGGTGTCCTTGTCCACCCGGTCCGGAGGAGGGGGCATGATCGTACCCAGCTCGTACCAGCGCCGGGCACCGGCCGCCATCCACGCCAGAACGGCCTCCTGGATCTTCGGATCGGCCTTGCAGCGGTCACGGAGCGTAGCGTCACCGAGCCGGTCGTTCGGCCCTTTCACCTCTTCCTGCGTCTTGCGGTAGGTGTAGGGCCAGCGCACCAGCGCCAGGCGCCTCCAGGTGCCGTGGTCCGTCTCGTCGACCACCGGCTTGTGGTTGGAGTTGATGAACAGGCTGTGCGTCGCCTTGAAGGTCACCGGGTCCTGCCGGATGCGCCGGGCCGTCACGTACGCCGTACCGGCCAGCTTCTTCGCCCGGTTGGTGTCCAGGCGCCGGGCCTCCGGCGTCTCCTCCAGCACCGCGTAGCGCGCCCCCATCAGATCCATCATTTCGGTGGGGTGGTTGTCGTTCGCGTTGCCGAGCATCACCCGGTCGCTGACCTGCACGTGGTACTTCCCGGCTGCTTTGGCGCACGCGTCGTAGATCGTGCTCTTGCCGTTGGCCCCGCCGCCCTGACAGATCAGGATCAGGTCGTCCGGAGTCATGTGCCCGGTGATCGCCTGTCCCTCCCTCAGCTGGAACCACTCCACCACGTCACCCGGCAGGGCCAGCAGCGCCTTGTCCCAGTCCGCGTGGTGTGCGTCCTTGACGAAGTCCACTCCCGCAATCTTCGTCATCAGCTGGTCGGGATCATGCGGCGTCAGCACCCCGGTCTTCAGGTCCACCACACCGTTGGGGCAGTTGAGCAGATCCGGATCGCCGTCGAAGCTCTCCGCGTCGCACTCCAGCGTTCCCTTCGCCAGCCGGATCACCGCACCCACCCGGCTCGCGCTCAGCACGCCCCGCCAGCCGTCCACCGCCGCACCCAGGTCCCTGCCCGTGCCGCTGTGCTGCGCGTCCACGGCCCGGTGGTAGTGCTCCAGTGCCCAGCGGCTCACCGTCTCCACGACAGTGACCTCCGTGGCCTCCTTCCACACCTTGCCGGTCCACTGCATCCACCCCATGCCCGCAGCCCAGCGGAAGCGGCCGTCCAGCTCCTCGTCGCACACCGTGTCGGCCAGCACCCTGTCCGTGAACGTGGCGTCGCGCGACTCGTTGGGCAGCTGGTCCATGCTGGCCTGGCCGAGGACTTCCAGCGTCCCCCCGGCATGGAAGAAGTCGTCCACGCCCTTCACGGCCGTGCCGTCCACCTCGGCCGGGATGATCAGGTACCGGACCGTGGCACCCTTGCTCTCCAGCCAGCGGCCGAGCCGCTGCATGGCCAGAAGAACGTTTCTCTTCTCCCGGGCGTCCGCGTCGAAACAGACCACGACCGTCCGGTCCATCAGGGGAATGTCTTCCCAGTCCCCGAGCGTTCCCATCTTGCTGCGCCAGTTGAACACCCCGGTCAGCGTGATCACTGCCTTGCCCAGGGAGGCCAGGCAGTCGGCCTTCTTCAGCCCTTCCGTGATCCACAGCGGTTCGCTCGGGTCGCGCACCCCGTCGCTCACGGGCGGGGGGACGTCCAGCCGGTTGGGCACGCCGGTCTGGCTGGCGTACTTCTGGAGCTTGCCGCCGGGGGCCTCCTGCGGAATGGCGGGCTTGAACTGGCAGCCGATCTTCTCGCCGGTCACCCGGTACATCGGGATGAGCAGCCCCGGGAACGCCATCGGGTCCCGCCATGCCCAGCGCGGCACCCGCAGGTCGTGCAGCCGGGCCTGGTCGTCGTCCGAGCCGTACAGGGTCTCGTACCCGCGGGCGCGGCGCACCTCCTCGCTGATGCAGCTCTCCTCCAGCTCCCGCAGGTGCCCGGCCATCAGCTCCTGGGCAGCTGCCACGGGTGGTTCCTCGGTGGTCGTCACAGCGCAGCCTCTTTCCTGGCCGGGCTGGCGACGGGCTGCGGGGTGATGAGCTGCATGAGCTCACTCCGCCGCACCCGCACGCTCCTCGGGCCGACGCGGTACTTGGTCAGCCGCTGCTCGTTGAACCAGCGGCGGATGGTCTTCGGGTCCTTACCGGCCAGCCGTGCAGCCTCCGGAACCGTGATGTACTCGACTTCTTCCACCTGGAGCACCTCCTTCCACATGTAGGGGTCAACTGACCTCACTGTACCCCGCGAGGGGTCAGGGGGGTATATTGGAGGGAGCATACCGAGAACAAGGAGACTGATCATGGACCAGTGCCTCAGGTGCGCCCATCCGGCGCATCCCACGAAGACCTGCCAGGAGAACACCGATCCCGACTTCCCCGACGCGGGCACGGACTGCGGCTGCACTCCGGTGCAGGTGCACGAGGTGTTCGCGGCCGAGCGCCGGGCACAGCACCTGGCCCGGTTCAGCGACGGAGAACTGCGCAGCCGCCTGAACGACCTGCTGGTCCAGTGCGACAAGGAGCAGAAGGCGTACCCCGCTACGGGCAAGGCGGGTTACCTGTACGTCGAGGAGATCTACCGGCTGCTGGGCCTGTCGCCCGAGGGGAAGATCCGGGAGAGCCGCGCGGCCGCGGAGCTCACCCGGATGATCGAGCAGGGCCGCGCGGCCGAAGTGCTGGAGGCGTACGACGACCATCACCTCAGCTGCGGCTACGTCGCCGGGATCATCAGCCACGTGGTGGCCGAGGGCAGCGAGATGACCGCGCAGGAGTTCGCCCGGTCCCTCCAGGAAGAGGCGCAGAAGTGAAGGCCGGACAGGACACGACCCCGTGCCCCTGCGCGTGCAGTCCGGGAACCCGGTGCAGCTGCACCGGCTGTGTCTGCGAGGAGCACCACCCGGAGGAAACCGATGAGCGCTGACATGATCCGCCTGCGCGACTACCAGAACGAGTGCGTGGACAAGGTGATTGCCGCCTGGCTCACCAACACCCAGCGTCCGGCCGTCGTGCTCCCGACCGGCTGTCATCGGGCGGGGCAACGCGTTCTCATGTACGACGGCTCCGTCTGCGCTGTCGAGAACGTCCGGGCTGGTGATCGCCTCATGGGTCCTGACAGCACCCCTCGTGAGGTTCTGTCCCTGGCCCGGGGTACCGGACCCATGATGGAGGTCCGGCCGGTCAAAGGACGCCCCTGGGTGGTCAATGATGAGCACGTGCTGACTCTGGTCCGCACCGCAGCCGGGGGTAAATACCCCTCGGAGCAGGGGGGCGTGATCACCGACGTAGCGCTGCCGGACTGGTGGCAGTGGGCCCGGTACCGGAAGCACACCCATAAGATCTTCAGGGTGCCGGTCGACTTTCCCGCTCAGCCTGTGCCGGACCTCGATCCGTATTTTCTCGGAGTAGTGCTCGGAGATGGGTCACTGTCCGTCCGGCACCGGCTGTCGATCGCCACGGCGGACCAGGAGATCACGGAACTGTGCGAGCAGGTGGCACAGGACCACGGCCGACGGGGCGGGGGCAATCCCCTGGTGACAAAAATCCGTGCACTGGGACTGTGCCCGATCGCATGCGCAGACCGGTTCGTTCCGGAGATCTACAAACTGGGCAGCCGGAAGGTCCGGCTGGAGACCTTGGCCGGTCTGATCGACTCGGACGGAGCTCTGTCCGGGGACGGATACGACTTCGGATCCAAGTCAGAACGGTTGGCCGATGACGTGGCGTTCATGGCCCGGAGTCTCGGGCTGGCTGCGTACGTAACCAAGCGTCCGAGAGGCCATTACCGGGTGTCGGTCTCCGGGGACTGCACAGTCATCCCGGTGCGGATCAGGCGTAAGAAAGCACCAGCACGGACGGCAGTCAAGGATGTGCTGCGTACGGGATTCGATGTGATCCCCACGGGCACTGTGGAGCCGTATTACGGGTTCCACCTGGACGGCGACCACCGATACCTCCTGGACGATTTCACGGTGACGCACAACTCGGGCAAGACTGTGATCTTCTCCCATCTGGCGGACGACTGGCTCAACCACCGCGGCCGGGGCACCCGCGTCGTGATCCTGGTGCACCGTGATGAGCTGGCCGACCAGGCGATCCGCAAGCTGCACGACGTCGCACCCCACATGAGCGTCGGCAAGGTCAAAGCGGCGGACAACGACGTCCATGCCGACGTCATGGTCTGCTCCGTGCAGACCCTGGCCCGCCAGTCCCGTCTGGACCGGCTGATCAGCAGCCAGTACGCGTTCTCTCCCCCGGGAGAACCGGCTCCGCTGGAGCGGCCGATCGGACTGGTCATCGTGGACGAATGCCATCATGCCGCCGCACCCAGCTACCGCCGGATCATGGAACAGCTGGGCTGCTTCACCCTGGAGCCGGAAAATGCCTACGGCCACTGCGCCGGTACCCGGGCGGTGGGCTTCACCGCCACCCTGGCCCGCGGTGACGGGGTGGGGCTGGGCTCCGTGTGGGACAGCGTGGCCTACACCCGCACCACCCTGGAGATGATCCGGGACGGCTTCCTGACGGACGTCAAGGGGCGTAACGTCGATCTTGATTTCGACCTGTCGGGGGTCAAGACCTCCGCGGGCGACTACCAGGCCAAGTCGCTCGGAGAGGCGATCGTCTCGGCCGACGGTCCGCGCAAGATCGCTGCCGCTGTCCTGGAGTACGCGGAGGACCGGCGCCCGATCGTCTTCACGCCCGACGTGGCCAGCGCCTATCTCACCGCGGCGGAGCTGGACAAGCTCGGCATCCTGTGTGACGTGGTGGAGGGCAACACCAGCCGCGAGGAGCGCCAGCTGATCTACAAGAAGTACCGCACCGGGGAATTGCAGGCCGTGGTCAACTGCATGGTGCTGACCGAGGGAGCCGACTTCCCCTGGGCGGACTGCGCGGTGATCGCCCGTCCGACCAGGAGCGCCCCGCTCTACATTCAGATGGTCGGCCGGGTGCTGCGTCCCTGGCCCGGCAAGTCCGACGCGCTGGTGCTCAACGTGATCGGCCAGGGCGGCACCATCTCCACCCTGATCGACCTGGACCCGGGCCTGGTCACCACGCCCCGGCCGGGGGAGTCACTGGCCGACGCCTACACCCGGCAGGAGGAACGGGCGGACTCGAAGGTCCCCGCCGGATCACTCGCCTTCGAGCTCAAGTACCGCGACATGGACCTGTTCGCCGCCTCCAGCCAGGCGTGGCTGCGCACCCCCGGCGGGGTGATGTTCCTCCCCCTGGGGCAGGGAGAGGTCTTCCTGTGGCCGGACGCAGAGGGCACCTGGGCGGTGTGCTTCGCCCCCACCCAGGGCCGCAAGTGGGTCCGCCTGCACCGGGAGCTTCCCCTCGGCCTGGCCATGGCATGGGCGGAGACCGAGGCGGGCGCAGCGGTCTTCGCCCTGTCCGCCAAGGACAAGCGCTGGCGCAAGGAGAAGGCCGACGCCAAGCAGATCGGCAAGGCCCGCTCGATGGGTATCGACGTCGGGCCCGACCCCCGCAAGGGGTCAGTGTCGGACGCCATCAGTACAGTGCTCGCGAGCTGGAAGTTCGATGAGCGCGTGAAGAAGGTCCAGGTATGACCACGGAAGAAAAGGATCAGAAGATGACCAAGGTTGTGTGCCCCGGGTGCCGGAAGGACTTCGTCCCGATCGCCTCGGGGAAGATCAAGGTCCACAGGATCAAGGGTGTGGAGTGCGAGGGGGTCGGCGAAGACCCGTACACCGGGGAGGAAGGCTCCCCGTCGGGCAGCCAGTGCCGGGTGTGCAAGGGACCGGTCGTGCTGGAGCCCAGCGGCCGCACCAAGCCCCACCTGACCCGCGAGCAGGTTCCGCAGCCGTGCGACGGAGGCAGCGACTGGCCGCTGGGTGTCTACCCGGACATCGAGGGTTCCACCCGGGGTCCTGCCCGCAGCGACGTCGCCACCGCGGGGGACGAGAGCTGGCGGCCGGGTTCCGGCTGGCAGCTGGCGGACCATGACCACACCTACGAGTGGGGCGACGACAACAACGGCCACAGCGGCAGTTTCTGCACGACCTGCGGCAAGGAGGAGCCGCAGGACCCGCCGGACCGTCCGCTGATCTCCGGCGGATCCATGGGAGACATGGAGGACGACCGTTTCCCGAGCGGCGGACACACGATGGTCGGCTCCGGAACGGTGAAGGCCCGTCCCGTCGATGCGGCGAACGACTTTCTCAGCGGCACCCGGAAGGCCCTCACTCCCCCCGGCGCGGCCGACGACTTTCTCAGCGGCAGCGCGGAGGATGACGGAGACGACGACGAGAGCAGTGGTCCGGGCTCCTGGTTCGAGGCCCGGTACGACGGGGATTGCGGCACCTGCGGAACGCACTTCGAGGCGGGAGACCGCATCCGTGCCGACGGGTCGGGCGACTGGGAGGCCGAAGACTGCTGCGGGGACGAGATCGAGACCCCCGCGGAGAAGGCCGCGGAGAAGGCCCGGCAGCCGGTCACCGCTGACCCCTCCCTGCCGGTGCGCAATGGCCGGTACGTCGCCCCGCACCCCAAGACCGGCAAGCAGGCCAAGTTCACCCGCACCACCACCTTCGCCGAAGCCGTCTCCGACTCCATCGCTCTGGACCAGTGGAAAGGCCGGATGGAGGCCATGGGCCTCGCGCTCAATCCGGACCTGATCGCCAAGGTGCGCAGCGCGGTGCAGGGCCGTGTGCCCTACGAGGTCGCCAAGGAGCAGCGGGAGTTCCTGAACGGCGTGGTCGAGCAGGCCAAGCTTGCTGCCGGATCCAAGGACCGGGCGCGCAAGGGCACGATCCTCCACAAGCACACGCAGGAGATCGACTCGGGCCGCCGGACGCTGGCCGAGGTGCCCGAGGAGTTCCGGCCGGACGTCGCCGCCTACCTGACAGCGATGGAGGGAGCGGGTCTGCGCCTGCTGCCGCAGCTGATCGAGCGTTCCGTCGTGACCACGGAGCTGGACGTCGTCGGTACGTTCGACCGGATCGTCGAAGTCCTGTGGGACCAGGAGGCACAGGATCTGAGCGGACGGCCGGTCCGGCTGCGCAAGGGTGACCACGTCATCGGGGATGTGAAGTCCGGCGCCAGCCTGCTGTTCGCCTGGCCGGAGATCGAGATCCAGCTGGCCATCTACGCGCACGCGGTCAACGAGAACGGCGTGGCCGTCCCCGACGGACCCCGGGGCCAGACCACCTGGCGCTGGGCTCCGCTGGCCGAGTTCGGGGTGCCCGCAGTGCGCCAGGACGTCGGCATCGTCATGCACATGCCGTACGGAGAGAAGACGTGCGAGCTGCACCTGGCCGATCTGGTCGAGGGCTGGCGCGGGGCGCAGCTGTGCAAGGTCGTCCGCGAATGGCGCAGGATCAAGTTCCCCGACGCGCCGTTCTTCCGCCATGTCGAGCTGGTCAAGGAGGCACCCCGGGAGGACCGCCCCACCGGCTTCGACGTGACGCCGACCGGCGAGAGCTGGGAGGAGCGGTTCCGCGCCGTGCAGACCAAGGAGGAAGGCAGTGCGCTGTGGCGCGAGGCGAAGGCGGCCGGAATGCCCCCGGACGAGCTGAAGCGGCTGACCGGCCTGGTCCGTCTCCCGGCCGTCGTTCACGCAGCGGCAGGGGACCACGCAGACTCCGAGCCGCTGCCTTCCCCGGAGCTCTCCGAAGCGCTGCATCACAAGCGTGAGGCTGACAGTGCTCTGGACCAGCAGGAGCGGTACGGGGGGTCCGGGGGAACCTCCCGGGCCGAGGACCCGTGGCCCACGTGGGAAAGCCGGTTCCGCGCCGTGCAGACCAAGGAGGAAGGCAGTGCGCTGTGGCGCGAGGCGAAGGCGGCGGGTGTCGTGCCTGTCGAGCTCAAGCGGCTGACCGGTCTGGTGAAACTGTCCCCTCCCACCCTGGAGGAACGCGCCGCCGCAGTGACCACCCGGGCCGAAGCGTCCGCCCTGTTCCAGGAGATGCGAGACAACGTGGAGACGATCGGCAAGCCCCGTATCGCGGGGCTGGTAAAGATCATGCAGGAGGCTCTACCGGCCTAGGCGATTTAGCAAAATCCCCGTATCATGGGTGGGGTAGCAGTACCCCACCCACTCACAGGTTCAAGCACTCACAGGTTCACAGGCTCACAGAAGAGGCAGGAACATGACCACTCAGGCAGACCCGTTCAGCACCCAGAAGCGCGAGGCCGACGAATTCCTCTCCGGTGGCGGCTCCACCATGATCGCGGCCAAGTGGCCCACCGTCGGTGCCGTCGTGGAGGGGACCATCACCGCGTGGGAGGGTCCCGTCCAGAAGACCGACATGGAGTCCGGGGAGCTCCTGTACTTCGAGGCCAAGAAGATGGTCAAGGAGTCCGACCTGAGGGGCAACCCGGCCACCGCACGCAAGGCCATGGAGCTCCGCGTCGATCTCCAGTGCGAGGCGACCGGCATCACCTGGAAGACCAACCAGTACATCGAGGAAGAGGTTCCGGACGACGACGGCATGCGCCGCATGTACGTCAGCGGAGCTCTCCAGAAGGCGTTCGCCGCAGCCAAGGAGGCCGCGGGCACCGACGGTGTTCCCGCGCCGCTGGAGACCGGAGCGTACGTGAAGATCACCCGGACCAAGTCGAAGAAGATGCCCAACGGGTTCTTCGCCTACACCTTCGAGGGTGAGTGGACCCCCGCCAAGCAGAACGCCAAGGCGGCGGACGGCTTCCTGAGTGACGACGCGGAAGAGAACCCGTTCGCCGAGTAGTCCCCCATGCAGAAGGCCCCCGGGAGAGATTCCCGGGGGCCTTCTGTTGTGCGAGGTCTTGTGTACTACTCGCCGGTCCTGCCCTCTTCGCCGCAGTGGCACTCATCGGTCGACTGAGCATCTGGGTGGTGCGCGGCCATGTGCTCCAGCATTTCCCCGAATCCCTCGGGGATACCGGCCTTCGCCAGCAACTTTTCCCAGATATCCATTACGTACCCTCCTTCAACAGCTGTGTGGAGCCTCAGGCAGCGTTCTGAGGACTCCGGGGCCGCAGTCCGGCACGGGTGGCCGGGGTCCAGTCCACCCGCTCCAGACGGGCCCGCTGAGCGGCGGGAAGAGGGAACGCAGGCTCCCCCGCCCAGTCCAGTCCGAGCCAGCGCAGCCAGGCCGCGTCGCACTCGTTGTCATCCGTGAACTCGACGCCGGAGCGCTTGTACGCAGCCATGATCATCGCTGCCTTGTCCCCCGTCCTGCCCAGCGCGTACGCCTTGAGCGTGCTCGGGTTGACCTCCACATAGGGGAATCCCCGGCTCAGCAGCTCGACCCGCACGGCTCCGTGGACCATCGGGATCTGCCGGGCGGAGGCCCCCTTGAGACCGGCGCGGATGTCCTCCAGGATCACCAGGTCCGGCCAGGCGTCGAGCAGCGCGACCGCCAGATGATCGCGGATGTGCAGCAGACGGCCGTCTCCCCCGCCGTCCTTCGTCCTGATCAGTCCGGTGGAGCCGTCCGGATAGGCGAGCCCGGTGCGGGTGAGCGCAGCGTCTATTCCCATGATCTTCATGTCGTTCCTCCGTGGTCTGTTTGATTAAATCAACCGTACCACCTAGGATGGAACAGGAGTGCATCGTGAACACCGACCAGATGATCAAGGAGTGGTATGGCTCTCGACCCGGCGGCGAAACCCGCCTATGACGCTCTTGTGGAAGAACACAACGCTCTGCTGAAGGAAGTGGGACGCAGTCCCCTGACCCGCGCACAGCTGGCGGGGGTGCGCACCCAGCTCTCGTACGCCGCCCGCGGTTTCCGCATCACCTCTCTCATGGTTCCCCGCGAGGGAGAGAAGGGCGAGAACTTCTGGAGGGGCCTCGCGAGCATCCGTAAGAACCTGGCGGCCGCCCGCGCCGGACTGGAGGAGCGATGAGCTTCACCACAGGACAGCTCGGCATGCAGGCATACGAGATCTACGTGGCCGAGGAGATCTCCCAGGAAGCGGCCTGTGCCCGGGCGGGCACAGGCCGCAACAACCTGCGCCGGGTACTGGAGATCATCCGGAACGACCCGAGCGAGGAACTGCTGCTCCAGCTGAAAGCCGGAGAGATCTCCCTGATGCAGGCACTGGCGGACAGCCGGAAGAACATGGACATCCCGGACCGGCTCAGTGTTCAGCAGATCCGCACCGCCATGGAGCGCTTCGTCGGATTCGACAGTGTGCGTGCCGAGTTCACCGACGCGCTGCTGCTCCGGGTGCCTGCCGATGAACTCGCGGAGTTCGAGCGCAGGCTGTGCGCCAGCCGCGCTGCCACCTGGAACCTGATCAACGCAATCCGGAAGACCAACGAACAGAGGATCACAGAATGAGCGAGATCATGAAGGACGGCGAACTCCGGTTCGTCATCGAGCACCTGAGCGCCAACCTGCTCGAAGTCGACCCCGCCGTCCAGCGGGACATCAGCCAGGCCCGGGTGAAGAAGATCGTCAACAACTTCGCCGAGCAGAGCCTCGGAGTCCTGGTCGTCTCCCGCCGGGGAGGCGTCACCTCGGAGCCCCGCTACGTCGTCCTGGACGGCCAGACCCGCCTGGAGGTGATCCGCCAGGTCGCCGGAACGGCGGAGACCACCATGCCCGTGCTGTGCCAGGTGTACCTCAACCTGAGCCGCAGGGAGGAGGCGGAGATCTTCCTCACGCACAACGACCGGGCCGCCGTGCGCAAGCTGGACGGCTTCCGGATCTCCCTGGTGGCGCAGGAGCAGTGGGCCGTGGAGATCAACGCCGTGGCCGACCGCTACGGCTACCACGTGAACAGGGACAAGGATCCCGGCCACCGGTTCCTGGCCGTGGGTGTCGCGGAGCGGCTGTACCGCGGGGAGCGGGGCCTGGACGTTCTCGACCGGACGTTCGACACGATCAACCGGGCCTGGAACCACACCCCCAACGCCGCTTCCGCGGAGGCAGTCATCGGACTGGGGCTGCTCTACCAGCGCCACCCCGGGGACATCGACTTCAAGGGACTGGCGAGCAGGCTGGCCAAGGCAGGCAGCCCGCAGCAGTTCATGGGGGTCGTGGCTCAGCACCGGCACGCCCTGGGCATCACCATGCCCGAGGCTGCCTACCGGTACGTGGTCCAGCTGCACGACAAGGGCCGCAAGTCCCGCCGTCTGAGCGGCTGACGGACACGGGCGGGGGCCGTCGGGGCTCCCGCCCTGCCGTACGATCTAGCTCAACGACCACGGACTGAGGAGAACCAGTGAATACGAACACGCAGCTCCCCGGGGAGGACGATGCCGGGACCGAAGGTGTCTGGACCTTCACGGACCAGTACAACGAGACGTTCACCGTCACCGGGACGTTCCTGGGCGTGGGGTCCTCGCACCGGCCGCGCCACAAGGGTCATGAAGCGGGTACGTTCATCCCCCGCCGGGAGCACTGCTCCACGTGCCGCTGGACGGAGATCCGCATCTTCGTGGAGGCCGGGGAGCGCACCCGGTACGCCGTCGTCAACCGTGGCGTGTCCATCGTTCCCGGTGAACGGGAGCTGGTCACCTGCGAGAGGTTCACCACCGGATTCTCCGTGGTGGAGGGTGTCACCACCCGCAAGACCCAGAGGGACGGCAGCCAGGTCGTTGCCCTGACCCTCCCGGCCGCCCGTGCGCTGGCGCAGGCGGCCGCCCATGACGAGAGCATCCGGGACGCGTACGTCAACCGGGCCACCGTCTGAGCGCATCCGCACAACGACCAGGAGACCGACATGAACAGACCCTCCGTAACCGCCTTCGCCGAAACCGCCGTCGTCTATGCCGTGATCGAAGGCCGTACGGACGAAGCCCGACGACTCCTCGGCAACATGCTGGACGACGAGCTGAGGGACTACCACCGCCAGGTCAGCACAGTTCTCGACCTGGTCAACGACGAAGGCAACGGACGTCGCCTGGAGGGCGGGTTCTGATGACCGGCTTCCCCTGGACGGATCCTCCCTGTACCTGCGAGGAGTGCCGTCCGGGGCCCGGCATCGACTACGCCAGCACGCACCTGAGCCGGATGCTGAACAGGCTGGACGAGGAGCGTGCCCAGCGGGCTGTGGAAATCACAGCATGGATCGACGGATGTCACGGCAACCCCGTGATCAAGAAGGAGCCCTCATGATGAAGCTCATCGGTTGCCTGGTGTTTCTCACCGCGCTAGCGCTGATCTTCCTGATAGCCACGAACAAGATCTGACCGTGGGCAGGCACCGCGCCGGGCCACCGGTCACACCACGCGCCGCGGAGGCTGTACCTCACCCTCCGCGGCGCGTACTGCGTCAGGAGTACGAGCGGCTGTACCGCTTCTACAAAGACCTCCAGCGGGAGCACAGTGCCCTTCTGGACAGGCTGGAGCAGGACACCGAGGAGGTTCCCCTCCCCCTTCCGGCCGACTGAGAAATCGACCAAGGAGAACAGATCATGACCATCCGCTTCATCGCTGTAGCCGGGTACATCGACAAGATCACAACGGACGGCCGCATCCTGGAACACACCCCGGGTGTTCCCCTCGCTCCCGAGGACATGCGCTCACTGATGGTCCACGACCATTCCCGGGGTGAGCACGTCGGCCGGATCGACCGGGTGAGTCTGATCGGGGACCAGATCGTCCTGATCGGCATCCTCTTCGAGGACAGCTGGGCCAGGCCCTCCGTCGATGCGCTCCGCGCCGGTACGGACAGGCTCAATCTCGACGTCGGCTCCCGTAGTTCCAGCTGGGACTCGCGGGACTCCGGGAAGCCCTTCAAGACGTATGCCGAGGTGATGCGCATCCACGACTGGTGGATCCGGGCCGCACATGTCCACAGCAATCCCTGCTGGCCCCTCCCGGCGGCAGACGTCTGGGCGGACCCCGGATGCTGACTGCCCCTCCCGCCACAGGGGGTTCTGCTGTTAAGGTAAATTGACCCGATTTACTGAAAGGGGTACCACCATGACCACCACCAAGCGACCCAGGGGACGACCCCGTCCCATCGAGACGATCGAGCGGGACGAGAAGATCCTCAAGCTGCTCCAGCAGAGCGGATCGTTCACCCGCAATCAGATCGCCGAAGCCCTGGGCCTGGACACCACCATCACCTACCTCTCCCTGGACCGGCTGCGCCGCCAGGGACGCGTCCGCAAGTGCGCGGGCACCGGCTCGAACACCCTGTGGACGAGCGAGGCGAATGCCCCGTGCCCCTGATCGCCGGACCTGCGGACGAGCAGGAAGAGGCGCTGGGACCGCGGGAGATCTGCGAGCTGGGAGAGATCTGCGTAAAGATGGCCCGGCAGCTGCGGGAAACGAGCGAGGCAGCGGCAGCCATCTTCAGATCGCTCCCCGCCGCGGGAGCCCTGCTGACGTCCCCGGACGCCATGCGCTGGACCCCCGGGGAAGGAGTTGCGCTGTGAGCGGTGACCGGCTCACCGTGGCTGTGTGCATCCCGACCATCGACGGCCGGGAGCGCATGCTGGCCAACGCCATGCGCACGGTAAGGATCCAGCGCCGCAAGCCCGACCAGATCCTGATCGAGCGGGACCGGGAAAGGACGGGCGCAGCAGCCACACGCAACCGGCTGCTGGCCCGGGTGGAGACCGACGTGATCGCCTGGCTCGACGATGATGACCTTCTGGAGCCGAACCACCTGATCGCCAACCTCCGGGTGCTCAAGGAGCGGCCGGAGGTCACACTCGTCTACCCCCGGCCACGCATGGTCGGCGGGAAGGACCCCACGGCAGTGACTTACCAGGGACGGTTCCCGACCCCTCCCTGGGGCCTGCGCTGGTGCCCGGAGTTCGACAAGCACCTGAGGATGCGCGGCTCCTTCATCCCCATGACGCACCTCGTGCGCACGCAGGCGGTGCGCGACGCCGGAGGATTCCCGCCCGGTGAAGTCCTGCCGGACGGCCGGTACCGGGGTGAGGACGAGGCGTACCTGATCAGGCTTCTCGATCACGGCGCGGTGTTCGAGCACCTGGACGCGAAGACCTGGAAGTGGGTCGTGCACACCCGGCAAACCGCCGGACGGGGTGTATAACTACCCGCGGATCAGGAGGAATCGGGCAATGACCGTTTTGACCGATTCGTTAAAACCACTCCCTGACCAGCGAAAACTCCTAGGAGAAGAGGGGCTGGGCCTCGTTGAGGGGTGGTTCTGGAAGGTCCGGAGAAGGGAACCTCCGGACTTTCCTACTCTACGGACCGGTAACCAGAGCGGATCAGTCCGTTCGGTTACGGATTAATTAAACAGGCATCCGTATAACGATACCTGCCGGACGAGGGAGAACGATCATGTCATCTCGGTTCGATCACTCGGAAACAGAGCGTGCGGGACTGCTCGAAGACAGCACCGATCCGCCCGAGAAGCGGGACAGTGAGGTACCGGCCGGGGCGGAAGTCGAAGCACTGTGCGCGGTGTTCAACGAGAACGGGACCAGGGCCCGGGAGATCGTCAGGAGCATGCCCCGGCGGGACCGGGCGATCTTCACCTTCTGGCTGCTGGAGCTCACCAACATCATCGACGAGATCCAGCTGGGTGACCGCTTGTAGGACAGGACACCCGGACAAGACAAAGACAGGACAGGACACGGTGTCCTGTCCTGTCTTTGTCTTGTCTGCCCCCTTGTCCAATGCGCCCCCGGGTGCGCCCGTACACCTGTCCGTGCGCCGTCCCGGGACAGGACATCCCGGCAGGACGCTCCTGGACAGGACACGGTGTGCCAGTCCACCTGGACAAATATGCCGCTGGACATGTCCAGTCAACGTCCTGGACAACCCCGGGTAATACAGCACTGGACAAGCGCGCTGGCTGCCCCGTACATTGACTGGACCGATTAAAGAAAATCGACCAGGGAGGACAGGCCATGCGAACCAGGACAGAGCGCAGGACACGGATGGTGTCCAGGACGGTGGGGGACAAGACACACCCCGTCTCCCAGGAGTACGAGGTCCAGGTCCCGGTTGTCCCGACAGACTGGGACGCCGTCGCGCTGTCCACTGTCCGGGCCGCGACCACCCTGTCCGTCCTGGGCGCCATGGCCTGGAGCACGGTGTCCATCGGGGACCTGCTGTCCATGGTGGCCCCGAGCTGGGTGGCGTACACCGTCGCCGGGGTCTTCGACCTGGCCTGGATCGTCTGCATGATCCTTGAATGGCTGTGCCGCTACGACCCCGCCCGTGCACGCATTCCCCGCCGGGCTGGCTGGTCGGCCCTGGGCATCAGCATGGTTCTCATCGCAGGTCACGGCTATGCATACGGCGTGCTCAACGGCCACGGACGGAGCTTCCTGGCTGTGGGCATCGGAGGTGCGCTGGTCTCCGCCATCGCGAAGAGCATGTGGTCGGTGGTCATGAACCACACGGCCGTGAAGCTCTCCGCGGAACACGAGGAATGGCTGGCGGCGGAGCGTGCAGAGACCGGCACGGAGCTGGCCCTGACGGCTGAGCGCCGCAGGCTCGCCCGGACACGGGACTCCATCGAAGCCGAGCGCCGCGCACTGGGGCAGGACACAACGCCGGAGCCGGACGTCCAGGACATCCGGCCGGAGCCGGACGGGACACTGTCCGCCTCCCTGGACACGGACAAGGAAAAGGCTGTCCGGGCACTCGCCAAGGCCATGGACATCCCCGTGGAGCTATTCGGCCTGGACAGGACAGCCGGACAGGACACGGACAGCCGGACAGGACAGCCGGACAGGACAGCCGGACAGGACACGGACAGCCGGACAGGACGGCCGGACAGGACACGGACAGTCGTCCCCCTGGACAGGACACGCAGTGTCTCGTCCTATGTCCTGTCCCTCCTGTCCGAAGCGCCGGACATGGACGGGACAGCGGTCAGGACAGCGGTCCGGCTCGAATTCCCGGGCGCCTCGGAGGACAGCATCGCCAAGGCGATCACCCGCACACGTCTGAAGATCAGGAACACCGAGAAGAGGGATGGAGAGAACCATGGCTGAGCACAACGGCTGGCCGTCTGCGCCGGACTACCCGGCAGGCATGCAGCGTCCGGCGAACCGGACCACGCTGACCGCGGACGAAGCCACAGCACGGGGCACAGACGGATTCGGGCACCCTCTGGGACCCGACTCCACGTTCCCCAACGGCACCGGAGAGATCTTCCCCCCGGGCACCCGGGGCACGATGTCCTCGGGCAAGGGGGGAAAGCACAGCAACCTGCTGGATCTGATCAAGACCCTGGAGGACGGCGATCTGGGTGACCAGGTCGAGATGCACGCCTATGTCGAGGACGCACGCGCACTGTTCATGCGCATCGCAGTGATCATCGCACTGGCGTCCGGCGGGATGAAGGAAGACGCCAAGCGCAAGGCCCGGGAGTCCGCGGACGGCCGCATGACCCTCGGGGACAAGATCAAGCTGGCTGCCGCGCTGCGGAAGATCTCCCGCAAGTTCGGCGCGGCCGCCGACCACGCCGCTGACGCGGCCGCCGACATGGCAGCCTCCTGGCGGATCATGGAAAGCTGCCTGGACGATCTGGAGCAGGGAGCGGCAAAGCCGCAGGCCAAGCGCGGTTTCAACATCACTCGCGGTCGTTAGGGGGTGGCCAGGATGAGCATCAACTTCGGTGCACGATTCGGCTGGCTGATGGCTGAGAAAACGGCTCCCTTTTCGGCGCCGGTACTGCTCAGCCTGGCTGCTATGCCGCTTGCCGTTCTCGCCCACTGGGGCTGGGGGGACGATCCGGTCTGGATCGCTGTCCTGGCTGTGGTCTCCACGATCCTGACCGCCTCCACGTACTGGACCTGGGGCCGCCGCAGCCGGGAGAGCCAGCGGGTGGCCACAGTGTTCACCGCCCTGGTACTGGGCTGGATCACCTTCGCGGCCGCGTCCAGCCCCTTCAACTCCGGCATGGTCAGTGCCTGGCTGCTCGGAACCGTCGCTCTCGGCATCCTGTGGGGTATCCGGCACGCCGGTCTCAAGCCCTCCAGCGAGAACGACAAGCAGGTCAGCGAGCCCGACCCGCTGGGCGGCCGTGTGGGCGTGCTGAGGGGAGCCCGGACAAAGAAGATCAAGGGGGACGACGAAGCGGTGGAGGCACGGGTGCAGATGCCCCGTGGTGGAGCCACCGTGGCGGATGTCCAGGCAGCCCGGGACACCATCGCTTCGGCCGTCAGCATGGGGACGGACCAGGTCACCGTCCGGCCGGTCAAGGGACGTGCGGACCAGGTTGACCTGGCCTTCACCCAGCCCGTGGACATGGACAAAGTCCTGGCCTGGACAGGTCCGTCCCACCCCGGGAAGTCCATCGCGGATGCCCCGATCCGTCTGGGCTACCGCATGAACGGCAGCGAGATCGCCTGGTGGCTGGTCGGGTCGGGAGACCCCGCCAACCCCCGGGTGCTGTCCCACACGCTGTGCACCGGCATGACCGGCTCCGGGAAGACGGAGACGATCTGCACGGCGATCATCGAGATGCGCTCCCGCACGGACATCGTGCCGATCGTGGGAGACCCCGCCAAGTTCGCACAGAGCTTCGGGGACATCGCGGACTGCCTGGAGATCGCGGCCAAGACCCCGGCCGAGGTCAAAAAGCTGATCAAGAACCTGCCGGACGCCGTGGTCTACCGTGCCGGGCTGCTGGGCACCCTGACCAGGGCAAACGGCCAGGTCGGGTACAAGGAGTGGATCCCGGAGTGCTACACCCTGCACGGGATCCCGGCAGTGTTCATCGACATCGAGGAAGCGGCCGACGTCGCCGATCTGATCGCTGATGAGCTGGACGAAGCAGTGCGCAAGCTCCGCTCCATAGGCATCCACCTCTGCATCTCGATGCAGACCGCACCGCACGACAACATGGCGCGCAAGACCCGCGGGCAGTTCGGCCAGTCGCTGGCCCACGGGTGCCAGGAAGCCCAGGATGCCAAGTATTCCCTGAACTCGAACACTCTCGACGCAGGGGCGGATCCCACCAAGTGGGGCAACGAATCCCCCGGCTCGCTGTATGCGGAGCTGGTCGGCACGGACAAGCTGCACTGGTCCGTGGACGGCAAGGTGCTCGCCACGACGTACGAGCAGAAGCGCACGTCGATCAGGGACACGAAGCGGTACTGGGCACACCTGGACGCCGGGACGAAGCAGATCCTCGGCCGGGGGATCATCCTCCAGGACGAGCAGTTCCTGGCCGCGCTGCCGAGCGTTCCGGCCGACAGGGAAGTACCCGAAGAGGATGTGAGGCGGGACCTGCACGCGGTCCCGACCGACGAAGGAGTGGTGGATGTGACACAGGAACTTCAGCCTCCGGTAGGTCCCCGGGTGGCCTTCGGGTCGCCCGAGCGTGACCGGATGAGCACCGAGGATGCACGTGCGCTGATCGAGGGAAGGATCGACGATCTGGAAGCCGGGGGCCGCGATTCGGTGGGCTTCGGAGACCTCGAAGATCTCGCCGCAGTGACCGGCCGCCAGCGCACCTGGATCTACCAGGAGCTGACACGGCTGGTAAAGGAGGGACGCCTGGTGGAGGGAACGAAGCCCCCGTACGCCATCAAGAGGCGTTCCGAGACAGCTGTCAGCTGACAGTGTCAGACAGTGTCAGAAAGGCTGTCAGAAGCCGTGTCAAAGGCTCCTGACAGCCCCTCTGGCCTAAGACTCTCCCCGCCTGACACGATCACGTGTCAGGAACACCGAACACAGAGAAACGGAAGGATCATCATGACTCGTATCCTTGCCCGCTGGACGGCGGAGATCGTCGTCTTCGTGGGTGCCCTCATAGAGATCTACTTGTTCGCCAGCCTGCTCCCCGGGGACAGTGTCGATCTCCCTGTCGGCGGCACCCTGGTGACCATGCTCCTGATCGGAGCAGTCACCGCCGCTGTCGCCATTCCGCTCTGGTCGCACGGCCGCAAGCGCGACCGTGCCTAGGCATCACCACGGGCGCCGGGGACACCGTCGCCGTCACAGCGGGAACGGAGACCTGATCTTCTGGGTCGGCCTGTTCCTCACCATCGTCTGGATCGCGGACCACTATGGAAAATGAGATCGAGCGGCGGCAGCGTCTCGGGGAACTCACCGAGTACCTGCGGACGCAGCCGCTCACGAACACAGACCAGGGACAGCACGTCCACATCCACTACCACCAGGCGCCCGCCAGTACAGCGCCGGTCGACCAGAACCCGGGACAGAGCGTCCTGGACAAGTACACCCCGTACTTCATCCTGCTCCTGGCGGGGTGCGTGATCCTCGCGATCGTCGCGGTGATCGCCGTCATCCTCCTGCCCATGGTCGTGACCATGCTGATCGCCGTTGCGGTCTGCCTGGGCGCGGTCGCCGTGCTGGCGCTGGCCGTCAGCGGCTCGCTGCGCAATATGCGGCTCCAGAAAATGGATGAAACCCTCCTGAAGAAAGTGATCAAAAAGTGAGCAGAGACCCGATGCTGGTGATCGTCCCCACCCGGGGACGGCCGGAGAACATCGTCCGGCTGGAGGCCGCACTCACCGAGACCGGCACGATCGAGGCCGACTTCCTGTACGTGGTCGATCATGACGATCCGGCGCTGGACGACTATCTCTCGCTCGGCCTGCGCCGGATCACGGTCATGCAGCGCCGGGCGCGTCTCGGCCGGACCCTGAACCATGTCTCCCAGCTCTACCGGGAGGCGTACGACGTGATCGGTTTCATGGGGGACGACCACTGCCCGCGGACCCCGGAATGGGACAAGCGGATCATGGACTCACTTCTGGAGGGCGCACCGCGGGTCGTCTACGGCAATGACCTCCTCCAGGGGGCGAACCTGCCGACGGCCGTCTTCATGCACAGCAGGATCATCAAGGAGCTCGGCTACATGGTTCCGGCGACCATGGTCCACCTGTACCTGGACAACTTCTGGAAGGAGCTGGGCGCCGGACTGGACGGCCTGGTCTACCGGCCGGACGTGGTCATCGAGCACATCCACCCGGCTGCGGGCAAGGCCCCGATGGACGACGGGTACCGTGAGGCGAACTCGTCGGAGCAGGACCGGGCGGACCGGGAAGCCTGGCTGGCGTACCAGCAGAACTCTCTGCCCTACGCGGTCAAGAGGATCCGGGAGGCGTACGACAAGTGACCTTGAAATCAGGCGTAACAGCCGTCGTGTCTGCACACACTCCCCGTGTGCAGACACGCTTGCATTCCGCACTGGACAGTGTGCTGATGCAGACCCGTCCGGTGGACGCAATCAGCGTCTCCGTCGATCATCACCACGAAGGTGCCGCTGCCACGAAGAACCGGGCGCTGGCGGCCGTGGGCACCGAGTGGTCGGCCGTGCTGGATTCGGACGATCTCTGGTTCCCCGAGCACGTCGCACTCCTGCTCATGCATGCCGAGCAGACCGGAGCCGACATGGTCTACCCGTGGTTCGAGGTGGAGAACGGGTGGGATCCGTTCCCGGTGTTCGAGGGCCAGCCGTTCGACCCGAACGCGCTCAACGAGCAGAACTACATCCCGACCACGGTGCTCGTCAGGACAGAGCTGTTCCGGAGCACCGGGGGCTTCCAGCCCCTGGGACCGGAGGAGAATCCCTGCGACGACTGGGGGGCCTGGCGCGCGCTGCGGAACGCGGGAGCGAAGATCGAGCACCTGAACCGGCGGACCTGGAAATGGGTCTGGCACGATACGGACGGGGACCGCAACACCTCGGGGAGGGGGAACGCGTGGTGAGGAAGAAGGCCACCCGCGACGGACCGGAGAAGTGCATCCATGGTCACCGGTACGACGAGAAGAACACGTACCGGCACAAGGGGAAGAAGTTCTGCCGGAAGTGCCACGCGGCGGGCCAGCGTGCGCGCCGGAGGAGGGGAGCCGCGTAATGATCAAAACCCTGCTGGTCACGGACAACGTGATCCGCCCGCAGCAGTGCGAGCTGTACCGGGGGCACACGTGTGCTGTGGTCAACAAGCACCACATCTGCCCGGAGTCCTGGTGGCACGCGGCCGGGGTCCTGGTGGACACTCCGATGATCGTGCTGTGCCCGAACTGTCACTACAACACGCACGCAGCCATCGACGGCATGATCCGGGAGCGGGACCTGCACTGTCTGCCGCCCCGCTGCATCAAGCTGGCGGAGCAGGCGTTCACGCTCGCTCTTGCCGCCGGTCTCACTCCCGCCCTTACTCTCTGAGGACTGATCATGAAGGCACTCGTCACCGGCAACAAAGGGTTCCTCGGCCGTCACTTCGAGGCTGAACTCGTCCGGCGCGGCTACGACGTGACCGGCCTGGACATCAAGACCACGAAGAGCCAGGACTGCCGGAGGTTCTTCCAGAGCTCGGAATCTCTGAAGAAGGAGTTCGATCTGGTGGTTCACGCCGCTGCTGTGATCAAGGGGCGGGAGACGATCGACGGGGCTCCGCTGGCCACCGCGGTGAACCTCGGACTGGACGCGGACATGTTCCGCTGGGCTTCGCTGGCCCGTCCGGGACGGGTGCTCTACCTCTCCAGCTCCGCCGCGTACCCCGTGTGGGCACAGGACGGGGAGCCCTCCTCCCCTTCCACCCAGGGTGGTCTGGGAGAGTTCTCGGTAGACGTCACCCGGGACGGAGGAGTCTCCCGGCCGGACCAGGTCTACGGCTGGAGCAAGGTCGTCGGAGAGGTGCTGACGCACGAGCTGCGCCGGACCGGCGTACCGGTCAGCGTGGTCCGGCCGTTCAGCGGATACGGCGCGGACCAGGACGACACGTACCCCTTCCCGGCCTTCGTCCGCCGGGCACTGGAGCGCCAGGACCCCTTCGAGGTCTGGTGCGGCTCGTGCGTCAGGGACTTCATCCATGTCAGCGATGTGGTGGCGGGTGCGCTGGCCGTGGCTGAGGACGGCACCGAGGATCCGGTCAACCTGTGCACCGGACGCGGGACCAGCTTCGACGACCTGGCAGAAATGATCACCGATGCCGCCGGATACTCCCCGGAGATCCTGGAACGGGCCGACAAGCCGACCGGCGTCCGGCACCGTGTCGGAAGCACGCTGCGCATGTCCAAGATCTATGAGCCGGTGGTCACGCTGGAAGCCGGGATCGCGCTGGCGCTGGAGAAGTCGGCGGACTGAGCGTGTTGTGAGCCGCTTGGCGCAGGGTGTACTGTTTAACTAAACAACTGAAACAGACCAGGGACCAGTGATCATCATGCGCACCGTCACCAGCACCCAGACCCTCCGCACCGTCATCGAGCGGGCCATCGCCAAGCAGCACCCGGTGACGATCTCGTACGTCACGGCCAGCGGCCGGAATGTTGTCCGCACCGTGGAGCCCTACCGGATCAGCGTGTCGGCCGCTGGTGACGTCCTGGTCAAGACGATGGACCGCGAGTCGGGCGACTACCGCAGGTTCCGGCTCGACCGGATCACGCACTACACCGTGCACCGCACCTACTTCTCGATCAAGAACCCGACCCACCTGACGGAGGTCGTCCTGTCCGTCGACAGCGGCGTTCCGGCCACGGCAGCCGAAAAGATGACCATGATCCGCGAAGCGGTCCTGTTCACGATCAAGCACAGCAACGGCAACCCTGCCGACGTCGACATCGACGGAACGGTCGGACTCCTTGCAGCGGAGACCGGGGAGATCACACCGAGCCGTATCTGGAAGGCAATCCGCATGAACAAGACCCCCGAGTACCGCACCAGCAACGGTGTGGCCATCCGCGCCGGTCTGCGGGTGCTCGACTACGACCGTAAGACCGGCAGCGTCGGCCACGCGCAGTTCACCCGCGGCGGCAGCTGTGACCCCGGTGGCGAGTACTTCAATGGCTGGTTCGAGGTCGTCCGGGACGACGGCAGCACGGCCCTGTTCAACGGTGAGCGCCTGCGGGCGCTCTGACCCACCATCCCGGCCGGGAGGCAGACGCCTCCCGGCTCCGTCTATGAAAGGAAGATCATGGCCAGGGACAAGTACCGGCACCGGACCGAGGACCGGGGGCGCGGCATCGTCGCCGTCTTCTCGGAGGGTCCGAGCAGCGAGGTGGACGCGGTCGACCGCGAAGGCCGGTCCTTCGCCAAGCGGGAGCTGACGTTCGAGCCGGGGCTGACCGGCAGGCCGGTTTCGGGCGGCGGCCGGTTCTACGACCATGGCGCCATGTACGAGGCGCAGCAGATCTTCGTCACGAAGAAGCTCACCCCGAGGGAGGACTGATCATGGCACGCAAAACCGACTACCCCACAGGCAATCCGAACGGCATGTCGTTCATCGGCAACAAGTGGGTGTTCACCGGTCCGCAGGGCTACCGCGTCCAGAAGCAGGGCGACAAGTGGAGCGTCGTCTCGTACACCGCGAACGACACGCGTCCGGTGTCCAGCGGTGCCCGGATGACCGAGGACGACGCGCACGCGCTGGCAGCCGAGCTGGCCGGAGGTCACTGACCATGCCGATTCGCGATGTCCTCCAGGCAGCCCTCCGTCGGCTCAGCTGGTCTCAGCACGAGATCGACACGGCGCTGACCGAGCTCCAGGAGGACGTACTGACGGACCCCACGCTGTCCGACCACACGGCCTACCGGGAACTGGCGGACGCAGTGGTGGAGCAGATCGGCTGGCTCTCCGGGGACGGGGACAGCTGGGACGGCGACGACGACGAACTGACCATCCTGAAGAACTGGCTCACGGTCTCCGGGAAGTGGCTGCCGGAGATGTACGCACACCTGACTGCGGAGAAGATCAGGTTCTGCTGCAACTGCCTCGCGGGAGCGGGCTCGTGCGATGCGGCGGCCGACCGGATCGACCCGTGGCTCTCCAGCACGGAGCACGAGAGCTGGGGAACTCTGGTCCGGAAGTCGGACGGCACCGAAGTGCCCTGGAAAATCATGAACGCCGTGGAAGTCCTGAGGAACAAGGAGAAGTGACCATGAAGAAGACGATCACCATCCGGCTCACGCTGGACAACATCGAGACCGCACTGAAGCCGGGCGACGTGTTCGCCGACGACCCCGAGTTCGGGGCTGTCCGGTCCGCCCGCAAGCACGCCAACGGCACGGACGCCATGGTGTACACCGACAAGGGCAGCCGGGACTCCCTCGGCCTGCCGCAGACCGTGCGCGTGATCCGGGAGACCTGATCATGGAGAAGAAGCTGTACCTCGTGGGGGTTTCGCAGGGGGCTCCGGTGAGCGTCCTCGGCCCGTACCAGGAGAGCGAGCTCCGTCCGCTCATGACCGGCCGCAGGCAGCTGGAGGACGCGGGAGCCGACGAAGGCGTCTACCGGGCGCGGGCGCTCAGCGCCGAGGAAGCGCTGGCGCAGGTCGAGCGGGACCTGAGGGAAGGGAACTGATCATGGGACAGCGGGAACGGCTGGAAGCGCTGCGCAAGGACGCGAATGATCCGACACTTGAGGCCGGAGACCTCGTGTTCTGCCGGGGCATCTACGCCAAGGTTCGGATGATCAGGGAACACAAGCCGGGTACACACTCGTGGTCACCGATCAAGAACGAAATGACGGCCCGGGAGATCGTGACAGACCTCGGCTCACGGTGGTTCGGACGCTGAGAGACCGGTCGGGTGCAGGGGCTGACGTCCCTGCACCCCCTCAGGCCGTCAGCCTGGAACAAGATCACAGACCAGCACGAGGAGAGATCATGGAAAAGGGATACACCGTCGTCCAGGTCACGGACCTGGCCCCCGGGGACCGGATCGCGCAGGTGTTCCCCGTCAGGGAGCGCGGCATCGTCCGCAAGGGGGAGCGGGTGGTGAAGATCCTGGACGTCCAGCCGGAGACGGTTGAGCGCTGGGGCGAGAAGCTTCCGGTCTGCCGCGTCCTCGGTATCGACCCTGATCAGGGGGACGGGGTCGTGAAGTGGCTGGCCGTGCCGTCCCGCCGGTACGTCGTCGTCCGCTGACTGAGGGGCCCTTCGGGGCCCCTTCTTCCTTAAAAATCATGGTTTATTTTTAAAGCCCCAGGTCAGGGCGTTGATCGAAACTTTACAACGAGCCGGATTAGCTGTTTACTTAAAGCAGAACAACAAAACAGCACGACCGAGCCACCGGGGGTCCAATCCCCCCGGAGCCCGGGGAAGATCGGGAAGAGGACGCTACGGTCAGCCTCACCGGATCACCCCACAGGGGCAGCGGATCGGGAGTCGAGATCTTCTCCTCCCCCGCAGGATCGGAGCCCGGAACATAACCGGGCGGGTCACGCAGCAGACCTCAAGCGCTCGTCGCAGCTGGAGACAGGCACCGGACCTCCGCAAAACCGGTAGACGAACCGAGTAGGAGATCGGGCGCGGCTGGCATGAGGGTCAGTCACCGTACCTCCCAAAGGACGAGTCGGAAGCACCGGCCAGCAACGGCGTAAGGGCAGCGAGCTACAGACTGCATCTCACGGGGCCGCCGGTGACGCACTACACACGACCCTCCGCTCACAGTCGAAGTCCAGATATGACCCCGCACTGGAGTGACTGCCCGTTCGAGTCGGGCCCGGAGGGACCAACCGCACACCGACTGAAGATCACAACAAGGAGCACACCATGATGGAATTCCCCCTCGGCACGCCGGTCGCCTACAAGGGGTCCGAGCGGTGGCCCAGCGCCATCGCTGCTGTGGTCGTCGAGCCCTTCATCGTGAACGGCCAGACCGACCCCGAGCGCGTGATCATCGACTGCGGGCCGACCCGGTACGCCGCTCCTTACGACCGGGACACCCGGATCGTCTGGACCGACCAGCTGACCTGATCATCGCTATCCCCCGATAAGGCGAAACCGGCGCGAGCCGGTCGGCCGGAGATCACCTCCCGGTCCTGACGAGCCAGGTCAGTCCAACTGAATGACGGAGAGATCATGGACAAGGACATCACCGTCCGGCGGCACTCGGCCGTCCCCGGCCTCAAGGACGTCCACCTGAAGGCCCAGCCCGCCTACACCTTCACCTACCGCGGAGAAAACTACTCCGCGGCCTACGACCGGCTGAGCGAGATGTGGAGCGTCAGCTGGGTGAGCTCGCCCGACGGTGCGACGCACCCCATGGCTGTGCGCTCCTCGCTGGAGCAGGCCGTGCGCGACGCCATGAGCGATGTGGACCTGATCGCCCGGCACCTCCCCAAGGTGCCCCAGACCACGACCCGGGAGAACTGACCATGCGTGACCTGACCGAGCCGGTCGACTGGCAAGTGCTCATCAGTCACCCAGCCTCACGGACTGAGTACCAGGAGGCCGAGACCAGCAGGGGCACAGTGGCCCGGGTGACCGAGGACGGGCACGAAGTCGTCTCCCCCAGCGGTGACACCGAGCAGGTGCGACGGCAGTACAACGGCCGGGTTCAGGCGTACCTGAAGTCCTACGGTCTGTAAATCGCACCACCCGTGAACTGTACTGATCAAAGGCCCTCCACCGGCTACGGTGGAGGGCCCGCCAGCCTCCATGGGGTAATGGATGCCCGCCGGGTTCTCAGCCCGGAGATGCCGGATCGTGACCGGCTGGAGGTACGCAGGAACGACCAACTGAACAGGACCACAGGGAGATCGCTATGAGCACTGCTGCCAGGCCGACCTATCTGGAGCTCGCAGTCAACTGGGAGCGCGGCTGGAAGGTCTACGAAGTGACCGGTACCCGGCACGCGCATTTCCTGCTGAAGAGGCTCGCTGCTCGCGACGGCTTCCTGGGAGCCCGGCTGCGGGATCTGCTGTACGAAAGTGACGGCACGGTGACGAACAACGTCCTGATGTTCTCCAGCCAGGACATCCTGTACGGCAGCGAGAAGTTCGGCGCGCTGCTGGACCGGGGCAACAGCAACTATGACCTGGAGCACTGATCGACCCCTCTGTCCGGATGGAACGGGCCGCGACCGCCTCGGGCGGGGAAGCCGGTCCGGACGGAGGCCATGCCGGGGATATCCAGCGGGTGCTCGCGTGATCAGCACGCCCCCGGGGGTTCGAGTCCCCCGCCCGGTACGCAGGAACACAGACCAAGGAGGACCAGCCATGGATGCAAAGGGATTCAAGATCACTAAGAAGGAGGTCCGGGGACGGGTCCTCGTGACCTGCTCCGAGCACGGGAAGCTCGCGGTTCACGGCGGAGACTTTCCGTGGACGGCCGCACAGGTCACGGAGTGGACCCACGCCCGCGACGTGCACCGCGTGCCCGTCACCTTGTAACTGTGGACGGCACATGTCCGGCGGGGCGGCACGCCTACCCCGCGACACGCATGGCCACGATGAGCGAAGGCAAGCTCCGGTTCTACTGCGGCGGTTGCCGAAGGGACCGGGACGGAGCCCGGAGGGAGCGGGACTACCAGCCGTACGAGCCGGACATGGAAGCCGTGAAGCGCGCGGTGTACGGCGATCCCCCCGAGTACCTGCATCCCGCGGAGCGCCGCCTGGCAGCGGAGGAGATCTACGCCGTCCCGCTGCCGCGCCGCCTCAGTCTCTCCGTATCGGCGCAGCATCTGCGCTGCACTCCCCGGCACGTCAGCTGGCTGTTCAAGAAGATCAAGGAAGCGAAAGAGGGGTAATGGTCACTAAGAATCAGGCGCTGAGCGTCAACGACTTCCACTACGGCACCTGTACCCGCGAGACGGGACCCCGTGGCGGCGTGAAGGAGCGCATCGAGCGCTGGCGTCGCAACGGGTCCACCCAGACCTGGAAGACCCGTCCGCGGGAGTTCCGCCTTCCGGTCAAGTACGGCATGCGCGGCTACAGCGTGATCACTCAGGACAACGCGTCCGACTTCCACACCGAAGCGGACTGTCCGCTGAATGGAGGCTGATCATGGGTGCCACGTACAGCACGGTCCGCATCAGCCCGGTCCGGGTGGGCAACGGTCTCTGGAACCGCTGGGACTTCACCCGGGACGGTGCCACTGTCGGTGAGATCACCGAAACGGAGCGAGGCTACGTGGGCAAGCTGTTCGGTCCCCACGGACCGAACGGCAGGCCCGCGTTCACCGGCTGCGAGCTGCCGTTCCGGCAGTCGGTGTTCGACCAGCTGACCAAGCAGGACGAGAAGAGGAGCTAGCTATGGCAATGGGGCAGGACCAGCGGGAAAAGGCACTGGACAGTCTGCGCGGCTGTTCACCTTTCAGGAGCGCGAACAGTGCCCTGTCGGCCGCGTACGGGTGCCAGGGCACAGGAAAGCTGGACCGCGAATACAAGGCCGATGCCGAGTCGGCCGGTTACGTGGTCTACAGCTACGAGACGCCGATCGCCTGGGTCCGGCAGGACGGCACGCGGGTCATGCCGTCCGCCCGCTACAGCCAGGTGACGGCTCAGCACAAGGGCATCGTCCGTCAGGCATGGGCGGGGCGTGTGCGCGAGATCTGATCTCCGCCCGGCTGCACAGGCTCCGGTCTGTGCAGCCTGTGAGGCTGATCAGCCTTGACCACCGAGTGTCAGGAGACCACATGAACAAGATCGTCCGGCTTCTCTCCACTCTGTTCGGCAACTGCTCCTCGGGTGGCGATCACCTGCCGGGCACGTCCGGTGAATGGGTCGGCCGCTGTACCAAGTGCGGCAACCCCACCAGCTGATGGCAGGGACCAAGCGCCCCGGAGGGCTTCAGCCCAAAGGGCCCTGGGACAACAGGCCGCAGCCTCCGAGCCCCGGCCGTATGCAGTGACGACACCGCCGCCCGGAGCCTGAGCTCCGGGCGGCCGGGAGGGAAACATGCCAAAGATCGTTCTTCTTCAGCCGTCGGAGTACACCGACCACATCACCGCCGACGGTACGCAGCTGACCAAGCTGCCGTATCCGGTCGGTGTGCACATGGACGGCTCCGTCACCAATCAGGAGTTCTGGCAGGGCGACCCGTATCGGGTCATCGGCTTCCAGCGTGACCTTGCCCGGCACGAGATCGACGTGTGGTGGTCCGAGGTCTCCCGTGATCCGCAGAAGGCCGTCGGTCTGTACCTGGTCACCGGGGACAGCAAGGGCGGCATGGGCGTGCACCAGACAGCCATCTCCAGCGTTGAGGTTCTGGGATCCGAATGAAGAGGATCCAGATCACAAAGACCAGGCGGCCGACCGGTCCGCCGGACATCGACACCCGGACACCGTCCGGCCGACCCCTGCCGTACTGAGGGAGGGACCGTGCAGACGAAGTTCGAACACGAAGTCGCGTACCTGATCGGCCGCCGGTATCACGTCTCCATATCGAAGACCGGGGGAGGCACCGTCGGCCGCCGGTACGACGGCGACTGGTCGTACGCGATCAGGAGCCAGAACTACCGGGGCAAGCTGCTGATGTTCGGCAGCGACCTGTCCACCGGCAATCCGTCAACCCACCGCGAGGCCGCGGAACTCGCGGTCGAGATGTACGAGGGGATCTGACCATGAGGATGGCGTACCCCAACCTCACCTGGGAGAAGGCCAGCTGGCCGGACCAGACCTATCAGGCCAGGCTCGGGGAGTGGTCGTTCACCATTGACTACGTCGGCCCGGAATGGCGCCTGCGCGGCTGGCACTCCAAGGAATTCTCGGCCTGCCGTTATGCCAGGACCGCTGCTGAGCTCCAGCAGTGGGCCGACGACAACGTTCAGTAAGGATGATCATGGACAAGTGCACGAAGTGCGGCATCGCACACCCGCCCAGTCTCAAGCAGTGCGAGGGCTGTTCCGGTCCGCTGGAGAGCTACCTGAAGGCATACGAGAACGGCTGTCTGAAGGTGACATGGACCCTGTGCCCCTCGCACTACTCGCAGACGCTCAGCAGTCACCACGACGAATACTGATCAAGCACGACACCCGGCTTGCGCCGGGCCAGCCTCCATGGGGTAACGGATGCCCGCCAGGCTTTCAATCTGGAGATGCCGGATCATGACCGGCTGGAGGTACGCACCGCAACTGAACAACGACCAAGGAGCTCACATGAAACACGAAGGCCAGCTCGTCGTACCGGCAGTGAACCGGCTGGAGGTCATGCCGTACTGGCCGATGTACGCGGACTGGATCGACCACCTGAACGAGTGTGCCCAGTGCGGCACCGTGATGGTCAGCGGCGATCAAATGATCAGCGGCCTGTGCCCGGAGGGCCAGACGCGTCAGCAGGATCTCCAGCACGACCTGATGGCTCAGTCGTCAATGGCCGCGCTCAACTGAAGAGGAGAAGTCATGGCAACGGCAAGCGCAGTGAGCCGGTACCTCGGTCAGACGTTCACCCGGGCCGAGAGCTGGACGACGCGGGTGAAGGGCTGGCACAACTACAGCTCCGGGTTCGAGGTCCGGATGATCGGCTACGGAGAGAACCGGGGGAAGGTTCAGGTCGGCCACAGCCTCGGGGACCACGGCCACCGGATGACCCCGGAACAGCGGGCGCCGAAGATCCGGAGCATGATCTCCGAGTATCGGCAGACGCTAGAAGTGCGGTACTCGGTGGAGGTCATCGCCGGGGGCACGCAGCTGATCGTGTCGGACAAGGGGAAGTCGTGAAGCCGCTGAAGGTAGGTGACCGGGTTGTCGTCACCCCGTCTGCTAAGGGTCCGGTCAAGGGCAGTCGCGGAAAGGTGGTCTCGGTGTATGCCCACGGCCGTGGCTACGGCGTACTGCTCGACTGGAAGTACGACCACCTCCAGCTGCCGTGCGCGTTCAAGCCGAACGAGATCAGGCCGGAGGACGAGAAGTCATGAAGACAGGGTTCACCGCAGCGGAGCTCCGCAGGGCACAGTCCGAGGGGGCGAAGATCATGGCGTATGACACTGAGGTGGAGTACAAGCCCTCCCGGGACCGGGACGTCACGCCCTGGCGGGCTCTCGGCTCCCGGGTACGCTACCGGTCCACAGAATGCCGTCCTGTGGAGCCCCGCGGGGGTGGCCCCTGGGCGGTGGCCAGGCTCATCAGGTTCTAGCGTCAGACGGCCGTACAAGCCCGCCGGGGGGCCAATCCCGGCACCCGCCCCTGTAGCTCAGCCGGAAGAGCGGCCGCTTTAAAACCGGCACGCACAGGTTCGAATCCTGTCGGGGGCACTCGATCACGACCAGGGAGGAAAGGTCATGGAAAAGAAGATCACGAAGGTGCGCGTCAGCATGCTGGTCGCGGTCGACGTGGAAGGCTACGCGAACGAGTACGGCCTGGAGCCGAAGCCCAACATCGTCCGCGCGGATGTGAAGCAGTACATCGAGGGGTGGATCAACGACGGCCCCGCGGGTTTCGAGTTCATGGAGATCATCGAACCGGGATAGGAGAACAGATCATGACCAAGACCATGGAAGACAAGGTCGAACTGGTCCGGCTGAACCGGCTGTACCGCGAGGCCATCGGTTCGGAGTACTTCCTGTACACCGAACCGGCCGGTGGAGGAGACACCCGGTGGGTGTTCACGGACGGCTCGGTGTACAGCCTGGACACTGCGCTTGTGCTCATGCGCGGAGCGCTGGAAGCCCTCGGTCTGGACTCCGTCCGATGAGCACTCCGGAGTGGGAAGGTCCCGCGTACCCAGATGTCTCGGTCCAGCTGTCCGGCCAGGACGGGAATACTTTCGGCATCATCGGTTCCGTGTCCCGGGCCCTGCGCAGGGCGGGACACCGGGAAGCGGCCGAGACGTTCTCCCGGGAAGCCGTGGACTCCCCGTCGTACGACGCGCTGATTCAGCTCGCCATGCGCACGGTGGACGTCCGGTGAGCCCGGTCAAGCGGGCCAAGGTGTACAAGGCGGGGGAGGAGCCTCCCGAGGAGTACACCGGGGAGCTTCGGCTCCCGAAGGACAGGGCCGCGCGCAGGCGCATGATGAAGGACAGGAAGGTCTGAACAAAGCATCCCTCCCGCTCATGCGTCGGGAGGGATGCGGGGGTCCCTAGCTCAGCCGGAAGAGCGCCGGAGTGAAATCCCGGAGGTCACAGGTTCGATCCCTGTGGGGCCCACGCGTACAACCGAAACGAGGAGTCACATGATCACCCCCAAGCAGTGGCCGGACGCTCTCAAGTCCGTGCTGTGTTTCGCCGTGGCTGCCGTGCTGTTCGCGGCGGCTCCCGCGTGCGGCACGGCGCAGCGTCCGGCCGTCCACCGGGACACCCTGGAGCTGTCTGTGGTCGCCGCCACGCAGCAGCAGGTGAAGCTCGATGCGCTGTCCGTCAGTCCGGCCGCCCCGCAGGAGGGCCAGCCGGTACGGGCCACGGCCCGGCTGCACGTCACCTCCGGAACCCTGACAGCGCAGAGGATCAAGATAGCCGTCCGGGACAGCGCCGGACGCAACCTGGACTTCACCGGAGGGCTGACCGGCTACACGGTCACCTCCACGCCGCACAGCTTCACCACGGCCGCCCGGACCTTCGCGCCGGGGACCTACCGGTACTTCGCCAGCTACCGCTACCGCGACGTCTGGCACCCCTTCCCGGCGAAGACGTTCACCGTCTCCGCCCGCCCGGTCCCGCCGGGCAGCGGTCCGCTGGGAGTCCCCGGATCGTGGGCGCTGGCCCGCGCGGACGACTTCAGCGGCACATCGCTGAACACCGCGCTCTGGCGCAAGAACTGGGGCGGGGGTCCGGGCCCGATCAACTCGGCCGAGACTGCCTGTTACGCCTCTGATCACGTCACGGTGTCCGGCGGCATGCTGAACCTCGCGCTCACCCCCGGCTCGTCCTGCGGCAAGGCGTGGACCGGCTCCGCGGTGACCACCGACCCGAGCGACGGGCGGGAATCCGGCGGCTGGCAGTCCAGCGGAACCACGGTGTTCGAGGCCCGGGTGTTCGTCCCGGCGGACAGCACCGGCAAGGTGAGCAACTGGCCTGCCTGGTGGGCGACCGGTCAGAGCTGGCCCGCCACGGGAGAGATCGACATAGCCGAGGGACTGAGTGGTCAGGTCTGTTCGTACTACCACTCCAGCTCCGCCAACGACGGCGACTGTGCACCGGGCAGCTACGCCGGAGCCTGGCACGTCTACTCCGCACAGCTCGTGCCCGGATCGAAGGTCACCTGGTACTACGACGGCCGGGTGGTCCACACGCAGACTTCCGGAGTGGCAGCCTCCCCGCTGTACCTGGTGATCGACAACACCAATGGGGACTTCGGAGGGACCAAGGAATCCAGCACCCTGAAAGTCGACTGGGTGCGCGTCTGGAAGAAGGCATAGTGATGATGGAATTCGCGGTGGTCCTCATGGCCGCTGTACTGGCAGTCACCGCAGGTTCGTTCGGCCTGTTCCGGGCGTACTTCGGGTACTGGCCCTGGAAGGGAATGTAGATCAGCGCCGGGCCACGGCCCGGTTGGTCCCCGGTAGCTCAGCAGGCAGAGCAGCGTCCTGTTAAGGCGTGGTGCGCTGGTTCGAATCCAGCCCGGGGAGCGAGGGGGTCAGCAGTGCAGTGACGGATCATGCGAAGCCTCCGGGCGTCCGTCGCTGACCAGAGCTGCTGACCCCCGCAACTGAACACCGAAGGAGGAAAGATCATGGGAAGCCTTAAAGGACTCAAGACGGGTGACGAGGTTTACCTGGTGACCCGTTACGGGGGTCGCCGGGAGAAAGACCAGACACCCCTGACAGTCACCATTCACAAGGTCGGCCGCACGCTGGTGCACGTCCTCCGCTATCCGGAAAGGCTCGACCTCGGGACCGAAACGTACCGGATCGAAGACGGCGTTCGGAACGACAACTACGGGCACAGCTACCTGATCACCCGGGAAGAATACGAAGCCCGGAAGATCCAAAGTGAACTGCTCGAAGAACTGCGCAAGCTCGGAGTCCGGTTCGACCACGGCCGGACTCCGGAGAGTCCCAGTGTTCTGCGCGCCATGATCGCAGCACTGGGCTGGCAGTAACACGGCATTGGATCCCCGCAGGACAACTGAAACCGAAAGAGGAAAGACCATGGGAAAGATCACGCCCTACCAGCAGGTGGGGACAGACGGCCGGATGGTCCTGGAGTTCGGGCCCCGGTACAGCCGGGTACCGCAGGACGACACCACGCTCCTGAGCGTGTTCCACCGGACCACGAACGGCGGTGTCAGCTTCCTGCTGGAGCGGGACGACTTCGCTGTGCTGGCCGAGTGGTTCCGGGGCAGTGAGCCGGAGATCGAGTTCTCCGACCTGACCCACCGGGCAACGGTGCGCCGGTACGAGAGCGGCTACGGCGTTGTCACCGTTGCCTGGCACAATGCGTCGGGCGGCTCCCGCTCGGTCGCTCTGTCGGCCGGGGACATGCGCTCCGTGGCTGCCTGGCTGGACAAGGCCGACCGGCAGGGCTGGGAGGGCTGGAAGTCCGGCCAGAGGCGGGTGAACGTATGAGGATCCACACCAGGCTGGCCGTCGGTACCCGCGTCTACCACGGCGCGCAGCAATGGGCACGGGCACAGATCGGCGGTACCGGCGTCATCGTTGCCGTGGCCGATCATCCCTGCTCCGACGGCAGCTGGGAGTACCAGGTGCGCACCGGCAAGGACTTCAGCCGGATGCCGGGACCGGGCAATCCGGAGACCGACCTGCGCTGGTGGAACTCCTGCCATACCCGCAGGGCACTGACCGTGAAGGACCTGGAGCACCTGTGAGAGGAGGCCGGGGGTTGTCCCCCGGCCTCCCACCTGATTTACTGAAATCGCAAGTCCAACTGAACGAACAAGGAGCAAAGATCATGACCGACACTCTCCGCCGCACCGGATTCGACACCCTGCTGGCCACGCTGGACGAGCAGCAGGAGCGCAAGGTGGACGTCGTCGTCCCCGCGACCAACCTCTGCTTCTCCGGCGGGAACCTGCGGGTCCTGCGCAGCGACCTGGAGCCGACCCTGACCGAGACCGGCGTGAAGTCCCCGGTGCAGGTGTTCCGCCCCACGGACATCTTCGACGAGGGGGTCAGCTCCCGCGTCGGCATCCCCCGGGCCTTCCTGCGCACGCTGCGCGAGAACGGATGGACCGACCTGATCGACGGCACCCTCAACGGCCTGATCTTCGGCAAGACTGTCTCCGACGGCAGCTCCCCCGAGCCCCGGGTGATCCGCGAGCCGCTGGACAAGTCGTTCATGCTCCGCGCGCTCAAGGATGCGGACGGCGGCGAGATCGGCAGCGCCCGCGCGCTCCTCAGCAACGCGTACAAGATCGTGGACCACACGGAGACGCTGCGCGCCGCGATGGCGGGCATGAAGGCCGCCGGACTCGGCCCGCAGAACATCACCTCGTGTGACCTGACCGGCCGCCGGATGTACGTCACGGTGGAGGTCCCCGAAATCCGGGTGCAGGCCGAGAGCCTGCTCAAGAACTACGTGAGCCCCTTCACGGGCAACCGCGGAGCCGAGAACCCGGTCGTCCACGCGGGCTTCGTCCTCGGCAACTCCGAGACCGGGCACGGGTCGTTCTTCCTCTACCCCCGCATCGTTGCGGAGGTCTGCACCAACGGGATGACCATCAAGAAGGACGTCGGTGCGCTGGCGCAGCGTCACCTCGGGGCCCGGCTGGACGACGGCCTGGTGGACTACTCCGACGCCACCCGCAGGGCGAACCGTGAGCTGATCATGAGCATGGCTCGGGACACCGTCCGCACCTTCATGACCGAGGACTACCTGCACACGGTCGTGCGCAAGCTGGAGGAGAAGGCAGGCGAGCCGGTCCGCCAGCCGGAGAAGGCGATCAAGGAGGTCACTCAGAAGCTTGAGGTCTCCGCGCTGTACGACGACGTGCTGGCCCACTTCATCAAGGGCTCGGACCTCACCCGCGGCGGCATCATGCACGCGGTCACCGCAGCCGCCCAGTCCGGTGACATCGACGCCGACAAGGCGTTCATGATGGAAGAGCGCGCCACGGCCATGCTGCTCGGCTGAGCAGCCGCCAGACGGCCGGTTACAACTCCCCCCGTGACCGGCCTGCCGGACCCTCCCCCGCCCCATCCCCCCGGGAGGGTCCGGCACCCTTTTGGCCTCCGTAGCTCATATGGACAGAGCGCCGGACCCCCACGTTTGACAGTGGGGGTATCCGGAGGCAGCAGGTTCGAATCCTGCCGGAGGCACGCAAGACCAGACGATCACATCCACCGATCAAGGAGTCCTCATGAAGTCCAGTCTGACCCGCGCTCTCGCCCGCATCCTCGGCACGCTGGGTGATGTGTGCATCTCCTGCAAGCTCGGATCGTGCTGTGGCGGGTGCGGCTGCTGCACGAGCCGTCCCTGACCCCTCAGCATCCGGGCCCGGCCGTCGCTGGCGGCCGGGCCCTCCCGAACAACAGATCAAGGAGAACAGAATGATCATCACGTACCTCACGCTGGGGATGCTGATCACCACCTCACTCCTCAACATCGTCGCCAAGGTGATGCTGGTCGGGAAGAAGCCCCCGGTCCTCGGGAACGGCGTTGCCGTGGCCTCGGTATTCCTCTCACTGTCGATGATCGCCGGGCTGGCCTTCATCGTGTCGCAGCACCGGGAGGACGCCTACGTGATCTTCTCGGTCGCTGCCCTGTGCTTCTGGACCGGGATGGAGATGGCCCGGGACATCAGCCGGATCGGCAAGGAGACGGTGGTCCGCACCGCGCAGTCAGCCCGGCAGGCTGTACTGAGGGAAATGATCTATATCTCCCTGGCAGTCCTCGTCCTGGCCCACATCTGACAGGGAGAAATGACCATGGCACAGCCAAGGGGTTATCAGTTCCGGCAGCGTCCCGGGGGGCGCGGTGCGGTCGTCCGCATCAGCGAGACGGGCGGGGCCAAGGTGATCGCCGTCTACAACGACCAGGCCACGGCAGACCGCGTGGCAAGGCTGCTGGACGGCTTGAAAGACCAGGAGGCGTGAAGACATGACCTACGTTTTCTCCGCCCCCCGGCGGGCGGCCGACGCACAGGCGACCCTCACCCACCGGGGTGAGGGGTACCAGATTCTGGCCTGGAACCGGCGCATGGAGATCCAGGTATGCGCCTGGAAGGGCGAACGGCCGAAGGACAAGGCCGCCGCGCCGCTGCACGACTGGGCGTACCCGAAGGCTCTCGGGCTCCCCGGTGCGATCGAACTGTTCTGCAAGGAGGCGTTCCGGTAATGGCGAATCTCGTCCGGCGTCTAGATGAAGCAGAGGGAAAGATCAAGCGGGAGGAGGCGTTCTACAACCAGGGCCGTGCCTTCTGGGCGGGTACCGGCGGGGCGCGCTCGACTGGCTCACTCCCGCCGCGGTACCACGACGCAGCCCGGCGTGCGCGCTACGTTGTCTACAGCTACCGGACCCCTATCGGCTGGGTCACCCAGGAGGGTGAGCGGGTCGTGCCGGACGTCGGGTACAGCGACACCACGTCTCAGCATCAGTACACGGTCCTGCACGCATGGGAGATCCGCCGGTTCCCCGCCCGTGGCCGGGAAGTCCGGCGGGCAGGCGGAGGCCCCCGGCGCGGAGGTATCGACGACCAGCACTGACGCACCCGAAAAGGCCCTCCGGAATCCGGAGGGCCTTTTCGTATTTAGGGGGTTCCGGCTTGACATTTCAGACGGATAGTTAAAGCAAGAACGAACATGGAAGGAGCCGCACATGCCTCCAGCCGAGCTGTCCTGGGCCGCTACGGAGGTCCGCTGGCAGGACGAAGCCGAGTGCAGGAACCACCCCGGTATTGACCTCTGCCCCGACCGGGAGACAGCAAAGGAGCGGGACGAGATTGCCGGGCTCCTGTGCAATCACTGCCCGGTCCGTGAGCAGTGCCTCATGTACGCACTGATGAACCGGGCGGAGGGCTACTGGGGAGGAACGGACACCGCGCAGCGCCGCAAGCTGAGCGCGAAGAAGGACCGGGCCAAGTGCCCCGTCTGTTCGAGCAAGAACCTGGTCAGAACCAGCATCCACGAACTGTGCCTCTCCTGCGGCCTGTCGTGGACCAGGGCCAGCCGACCGGCACTGGGGCTGGTCCGTGAGCTGGATCCGGCTGCCATGGAAAGGTACGTGTAGTCATGACGATGACCCCCGGCGAACTGCTGGAGCATGCGGAAAGGCTCCAGGCAGACATCGACGTGAAGCGTCACCAGATTCTCAGCAGCGGCTGCACGGCCTCGCGCCGTGCAGCTCTCCTGTATCAGATCAACGCCATGTCCGACCGCGTTGACGAGATCCGCGCGCTGTGCGCCCCTCAGGCCGCGCCGGTCCCTGCTGAGATCATCCCTGTCCCTGCAACCATCTGAACGCGTAGCGCCTGCTCCCAGACTTCGAGCCAGCGCCACGCCTGCCGCTCGATGCGGAGGTCATCCACCGCCGCGCGACCGGCAGCCGACAGTTCCTCGCGTGCCTGTGCACTTTCGTGGAGCCTCTTGAGCTCCCGGTACCAGGCACGCGGGCGGTCCGCGAGGATCCCCGTCCCCATCCGGTGCAGCCGCTCGTACTCGGCCCGCGGGGACGCCACCCACGGAACTCCCAGCGCGGACATCTCAAGGGGTTTCAGCCAGCTTTTGGACCGGTTGAACTCCGTGTCCGCGAGGGGCGCGATCCCCACCCCGATCTTCGCCACTTCCAGGGGCCATTCATGCGGGGAGCACGAAGCTCCTGGAGGGTCCTGTGAGAGCCCGAAAGCGATGCCTGCACCCGTGGGGTCGGAGACGACGCGGAAGTCCGCTCCTGCACTGCACAGCCGCGACACGGCCCCACCTACGGGTGTCGGGTCGTCCGGGTGCGACTGGATCGCGGCGGGCCAGCCGAGGATGTTACTGTCCTGACGCTCCACCCCGAAGTAGATCTCCGGCAGGTAGTTGTAGAGCACGGCTCCGCGCCCGTGCTTGGCGTAGACGTTCAGCAGCTGCGGAGTGCTCACCGTGACCAGGCTCGCGTTGCGGCAGGCGGTCACGAGGTTCGCCCAGCTGTGGCGTCGCGGCCGTCCGTTCTCCACCTTCATCTCGTTGCGCGGGTGCATGGCCTCGAAGGCGGGGTTGCGGGGATGGATGCGTCCCAGGTCGTCGTCGATGTCCACCACGACGGTGTAGCCGCGCTCCCGCAGGATCCCGAGGCCCTGCGCCAGCCAGCGGTGCGTCACCCGCTGGAACACGATCACGTCCGCCTCGGGAGGGTCGACCACGTCGACAACCGTCTCCCCCTGCATCTTGAACTTGAGCTGCCGCTCCCGGCTGTCAATGATCGTGACGTCGTGGCCCTGGCGCTGGAGCGCTTCGGCGGGCCAGATCATCCGGAAGTGACCGCACCCGCCCTGGTCCGCAGGGTAGAGGAGAATCTTCACTTATGGGCCGTCCCGGTCGCTTCCGCGGCGGCAGCCTTGGCCTCCCGGGCAGCGCGGGCGGGGGCCGTCTTGGCTGCGTTCTCCAGCTTGGCCACCTTGGCTTCCAGCTCTTCCACCCGCTTCTCCAGTCCGCCCGTGGCAACCTCCACCAGGTTCTCCACGCTGGAACGGACCTGCTCCAGGATCTTCTGTTCGAGCGACATGATCTCTCCTCACTCGGTCCAGTACGAGCCACGGACCAGACGATGGGCGACGCTTGCGTTCTGTCCCTCGGGGTTGTGGACGAAGACCTCGAACCGGAGCTCGTATCCGTCGTCCAGGACTCCCCCGGCGGAGAAGTCCAGGTAAGCGTCGCCGCCTGATCCAGGAGAGTACCGGTCAATGGCCAGACCGTTGGAATGCACGCCGTCGGCCACCCGGTAGTGGAAGAACCGTCCCTGCACCTTGACGTCGGGAGCCAGGTCCCTCAGCCGCAGCTGCACCAGGGCGTGGTAGCCGAAGCCCGGTCCGAGGATGGTGGGCTTCTCGGTGAATCCGAGCGTCTGCCACTGCTTCGGCTCGACGGCCGTCAGTTCGGGAGAGGTGACCGACAGGGACTTCACTTCGTCCTCCAGGGGGACGGGCGGTGCGGGGTTCTTGGCGCGGGCGATGATGCCCGGCATGAGTACGTTGTGGAACTGCTTGACGCGTGCGTCCCCGGGGCAGGAATGCAGGTCGGGGTTCCAGGTTCTGAAGAGCCTGTGGTAGCCGAAGCCCGGCTCCCCCGGTCCGGGGCAGACGCGCAGGGGAATGCCGTGCTCCTTGTGCACCCACACCCCGAGCTTGATCATCGTCTCGATCTGTGCAGGGGTCCACGGGTCCGTGGCGCCGAGGTTGGAGGCGGACTCCAGACTGATGGCTCCCGTGCCGTCCGGCCGCTTGTTGGCTGCTCCGGTGGCGTCCGCCCGCGTCTGCGTGCCGATGAACTGGCCGAGGGACCCGTCATAGTCGAGTCCGAAATGGGACTCCAGGTTGGTGCTGTCCCGCCAGTATTCGTAGATCCTTTTCTCGTCCCACGGTGCTGTGATCGAGTGGAAGATCAGTTGCGTCGGCCGGATCGCCGGTTGGCTGTCACTCTCGGGCTGGAGCTCCATCCGGATGGCTCCGCGATACCAGCTCATCGGGATTCTCCTTGGTTGCACGGCTCAGTATTATGATCATGAAGGTCTGGTACCAGAGTACAAAACCCACGGTGACCTGGAGCCCGACCCAGACGACGCTGAACCAGGCCGGGTTGATGTGGAGCACAACGGCAGCTGCGAAGATCCCCGACATGCCCGTTTCCGCCATGGCGTACGTGGCCAGCATGCGGCCGGTGTGCGACTTCCACCAGGCTGTCACATAGCTGTAGACGAGAAGCATGGCGAGACCGGCCGTGCAGGTGAACGTACCGGAAACTGCATAGACCACTTCCGTGCTGGTCACTTCGCGCCCCCAAGGGCTTCTTTGATCGCTCGGGCGAAGTTGTTCTGTTCGCCGTACCGCTTGAGAATGTCGGCTTTCCTGGTGATCTCAGGGGTGTCCCGCTCTGCCTTCCGGAGGTCTCCGCTGGCCTTGGCCAGTGCCTTGTCCGCCTGCACCTGACCCTTGGACGTGCCGGTTTCCTTATCCTTCCGCAGAAGCTTTAGCAGCCCCATGACCGCCCCTTTCACTGTTCATCCCGGCTACCTGGGGGAGCGCCTGGATCACGCTGGTACTGACTTTGTTGGCCTCCAGGAGTGTGGTCACTTGCTGCCGCAGGACTTCGTTGGCGTCCTGGGATTTCTCGTATGCCGCGCGCCACGTGTCGATCTGCTTGTCCTTGTCGGCACGGATGTCATCGAGCATGGCGCGCGGGATCAGCTTGCCCCACAGCACGAGGAGAACCACCAGGGTCAGAATGCCGGTTGCACCGGCCGTCGGAGTGAGGAACGACGTGAATTCCATTTCATACTCCCGTGACCGGGGTGACGTCGTCCCAGCCTGTGGCATCGACAGGCTCACGGTTGTAGACCGCCTGGCGGACCTGGTCGAGCGTTGCTTTCAGTTCCGCATCGGTGATCACGCCTTTGTCCACCAGGGACTTCATCAGGATGGCGGTCACCGTCAGGTTCGAGAGCATGAGCGCCCGCATCGGAGCGTCCGACATGGACAGGTCGGTACCGAACTTCAGGGCCACGTCGTACTGAGCGTCCCGCAGATTCTTGACGTACTGCTTGATCGTGGCCACGGACTCTCCTTACAGCGGCAGAACGACGATCTCTCTGAAAGAGAACGAGGCTGTGGTGGCCGACTGGCTCACGTACTTCATGGTGAAGGTATTGGAGCCAGGCGTCAGGGTTTCCTTGCTACAGGCCCCGTAACGGCACGGGTTGGTGGCTGAGGCACCGTCGCGGGCGATCCGGCGGGAGTTGTCCGCACCCTGCGTCGTAGCCCCGGAGATGGCGAACGAGGCACTTGCGCTGCCGTCCACGGTGCCGTTGTCGAGTGTGGCATTGATCCAGACGATTGCAGCCGATCCGGTGGTCACGGTGACGGCAGGGCCCGGGGTCGCCAGGTCGACATAGGACGTGGACGTCGTCGTCTCCGTCGTGTCGATCCGCTGGTTGCTGAAGCTGCGCGCCGCAATCGAGTTGGCGCCGGTCGCCACGAAGAGCTGACCGCTGGTGGTGGCCTTTGCGGGAGATGTCTCGTTCAGGTTGTCGCGGATGTAGGTGTTGAACTGAGCGGCGGTGAAGATGCTCCCCGCCACCGCGGTCATTGGCGCTGTCCAGGTAATTTGGACCGCCCCCTCTCTGGCTGTGTCCGACGATTACCGGGGGTCGACTCCGTTGGCTGCGTTCTCTTCGCGGAGCTGTTCGACGCTCTGGCCGTGCTCGATGCGGAAGCGCACCGCGGTTTCGTGATCCGCCGGATACCAGTTCCGGGTATGGGGGATCGGGCGGAGCATCAGGACTTCCATCAGCCCGCCCATGTCGGAGGGCCATTCGATTACTGTGTCCATACCGCAGTAGGTGCAGTGGAACGACGGTGCCTGAATGGTGCGGGGCCCACCCTTGCGGATGGGGAGGTAGAGGTGGTCCACGTTGCCGCAGCCGGGGCGCGGGCAGTCGGCCACCCAGTCCCCGGCATACACATATGCGCGGGCCACCGTCTTCAGCAGCATGGTCATGTCGCGAATACTCCTAGATCGAATTGCCCCCGGATGGGGTCGTCGAAGGTGAACACCGAAGCGGGGTCGTCCGAGCTGAGCGGATCGAAGACACCTTCATCGAATCCGGCGCCGCGTTTGTCGAACGTGAAGGGGTTCGACTCCACGGCTTCCGGCTCTTTCTCGCAGCCGAGCACGACGGAATGGACCGGCTCCTGATCGCTCCAGATGCGGCGGATATCGTGGGTGACCCGCTCCACGAAGAAGTCGGAGTTCAGACCCATCTCGTCGTTCTGGACGGTGATCCTGTCGGACACCGTCCGTGTCACCACCTGGTTGAAATGGGACGGGTCCTTGGAGGCGACGCGCAGCTGAATGATCGGTTTGCGCTGGGCATAGCGGAACACGATCTTTGACGCGACGGCCAGCGCGTCGTGCACGTTCACCCAGGGGACGGTGTCCGGGTACGAGCGGTCCCCGTGCTCGCCGACGGAAGCACTGTCCACCTGACTGATGTTGATCGTCCGCTGAACCGTGACCGGCCGCGCCCGCACCTGGAGATATGTGATCACAGCTGTGCCGCCGGTAGATGTGATCCGCAGGATGATGGACTGTCCGCTGGTCCGGTTGAAGGTCGCAGTCACGACCGGTCCGGCCGCATAGACGATGTCCGTACCGTCGATCAGATCCTGCGCATCCGTGAACGGCTCGGAACTGGAGATGTGCAGGGAGATCGTTTCGTTCGGTCCGACGACCGTGGTCGACTCGGACGACCAGACGACTTCCAGTTCCAGCGACGGGGTGCGCTCCCCCACTTCGATCTGCGCTTTGTTGATGATGTCCCGCCAGCCGTGCGCGTAGGTGAACGGGGCCGTGTAGTTGAAGCCGGTCACGGGCGGGGCCGCGCAGTCGATCGCTTCAGCGGCGAACCGTCCCTGCGAGATGACAGAGTGCTCCCGCACGATCCGGTGGTGCCGGTCGCGGAAGACGAACGTACCGTCGGGTGCCTGGTAGGCCATGGCGGGCGGACCTTCGGACCGGACGATCTCCTGCATGGCGGCAAAGGCGTCCGTGCCGTCCACCCACCAGTAGGGGAAGAACGACGCGCCCAGGTCGATGTCCCTCGGACCGGTCCATCCGATCTCGTCCAGGATGACGCTCACGGCCGCGCCGGAGCGGATCGAGGTGTACAGAGCAGTGGACAGTTTGGTCCCCTGGAGCAGCGCCTGTCCGTCCAGGAAGGTGAAGGATGCCGTACGGCTCTTGCGGTCGGAGCTGACGTTGTAGTCGTCGATCCGGCCGCGGAAGAGCGGATAGGTCACGCCGCTGTAAGTGACCTGAGCACGGGTTTCCCGGGCGGGGTCCAGATCACCGAACAGGGGAGAGCTGGCGTTCTCCGGACTGTAGGTCCGGCCGGAGTTGTTCAGGTTGAAGGCCATCGTGCCCACGGACGTCGGGGAGAGCTGACGCTCCTGGTCCCGGCCGTAGCCGACGGAGATTCCGGCGCTGGTGATGTCCTGGCTGACTTCCTCGTTCGGGTCGGTGAAGTCCCCGTCCGCATTCCAGTCGATGGCGAAGGAGTACTGCGCGCCGGACACGCAGAAAGCCCATGTCGGCTGGACCACCGTCACCGAGGGGTTGTACGCCGTCCCTGTGGCGGAGGCCAGTCCGGCGGGGGCCTGCGTACTGCCCGCAGCGGTCGGCGGCCGGATCGCCAGCGTCGACATGTTGTTGCCGAAGTACGGGGTGTTACTGGCCGTGGTCTGGCGCAGGGCCGAGGTACCGGTGGACACCGTGGCGTTGGAGTCGTACAGCGCTACGGACAGCTCCCCGAAGCCGTCGGTGTCGTCCACCCGTTCGGCGTCCCCGCCCACCGAGTCCGTGAAGGTGCACGCCACCAGGGCACTGGCAGCCCGGAAGGTCACGAGCCAGCTGTTGGCGGAGGTGACGTTGATCTGCGGGTGATCGACCGTGGTGCTCGGGTTGGTGGTGTCGTCGGGCTCCCAGTCGTTCAGCGGCGTGGTCAGGTGCGTCCCGGACCAGGCCGCGATGAAGGACAGGATGTTGGGCGTGCCCGAGGGATAGGAACCCGAGGGGTAGGTGACCGAGACGTTCGCACCTTCGGAGCCGGTGGCGATGCGCCAGAAGAAGGTGGTCCGGGGCCAGGGGTGGGGGGCCGACTGGTCGTACCGTCCGGCAGTCATCAGGACGTTCCACCCGGCGGGAGTGGTCTCGTCCGTCCGGCTGTCCTGCGTGCTGAACATGATGAGCAGGTCGTTCGCGACCACACCCGCGGGCATGGGGACGTTCTTGGCACCGCCTCCGATGGTCTTCAGGCGGGCTCCTGCGGCGCGGAACGCGATAGCCATGTCAGCCCGTCGCCGCCCTCACGATGCCCTGGAGCCTGCCCTTGCGCCGCAGGTTGTCCAGCGATTCGGTGAGCCAGTTCTCCATCTCGTGCTGCGAGCCGATCACGCCGTGGTTCTCGATGGTCAGCTGGACCAGCATGCCCCCGCCGCCCAGGAGGCTGGAGGTCTGGCGGGAGCCGAGCACGCGGCCGCCGGACTGGAAGTGTGCGAGCTCGATGCCGTGCTCGCCCACGGTGTGCCAGCCTGCCGAGGTGCCGTTGCTGCCGTTGGCGTAGCCCCCGGCACGGTTGAAGGCCCGCGGCAGCGAGCCGTAGGCAGCCAGCGCGTAGCGCATCGCGGCGTAGACGTTCGCCAGCGGGTTGACCGAGGTGCCGTACAGGAACGGCCCCGTCTTGAGCATCTTGCCCGCGTAGGCCCGGAAGGTCGGACCGATCACCTGCATCAGGCCGACCGAGGGATGTCCGGCCTTCCAGTTGGAGTCCCATTTATTAACCACGGTCGGGTTGCCGCCGGATTCCTGATTCATCCGGCGCAGGGTCATCGCGGTGTACCCGGCGGGCTGACCGAGCATCCGCAGGGCCATCTGGACCACGCCGGTCCAGCGCTTGACCCCCGCGCCGCCTCCCCCGGTGGCGCTACCGGCGCCGAGCCCGAACATCCCCGCAAGGCTGCCTGCGGCGTTCTTCAGGATGCCGCCCAGGCCGTCCACCATGCGCTGGGGCATGCTCCGGACCAAGTCCGCGATGCCTCCGTTGCCCAGACCGGCGTTGACCGACTTCATCAGGGGTCCGGTGAGCTTCTTCCACATGCCCAGGGGATCCATGAACAGGTCCCCCGCCAGACTGGCCGTGTCCTTGAGCAGGCCACCGACGCTCTTGGCTGCGCCACCGAGCCAGCCGATCACTCCGCCGTCCTTGTATCCGGGGATCTGCCCTCCCCCGGCGAACGGCAGGCGGCCGGTGCTGTTGATGTAGTCCAGCGCTCCGTAGCCGACGCTCTTGGCAGCCCGACGGTTGATCATGAACTCGTCCGCCATGGCCAGAATGGGGATGGAGTCGACTCCCGGCTGTCCTCCCCGGGTGCGGCCGCCCTGCGCGAACTTGATCGGGTTGAGCTTCCCAACCTTCGTAATCTTGGCCACGGCGTTCCAGGTGGGAACGATTCCGCGGTTGTATACCCAGTTGACCATGAAGGAGATGGGCCCCCGGGCAATCGCGTACAGCTTGTCCCAGGCCACCTTGATGCCGTGCACCCCGGTGTCGAACCCGAGCTTCACCAGGTGGACCGCAGACTTGATCTTGTCGAACACCGGACGCAGATACCGCTCCCAGACCAGGGAGATGGCCTGGCGCAGGACGGTCCAGGCCGCGACGATCCCGTCCTTCGCCGTGCGGAAGCCGCGCACGAGGGGACCTACGACATACTGGACAAACAGGCCCAGAACGACCTTGATCCCCGCCCAGGCAAGGGAGATCACCTGACGGATCCCGTTCCAGGCCGGTACGACGTAGCTGCGCCAGAGCAGCATGACCACGGAACCGACCAGGCGGAAGATCGACATCATGTTGTTCAGCGCAGGCTTGATGATCACGAGCCAGACCAGCTTGATCGCAGAACCGATCCCGTCGAATGCTGGCTTCAAGATCGTTTTCCAGAGCCAGGTCCCCGCAGCCGCCAGCGCCTTGAAAAGCAGGATGATCGGATAGACGACCAGCACACCGATGATCGTGGCCATGATCCGGGCAGCCAGACTGATCCCCTCGAACACGGGCTTCAGATAGCGCCAGGCCCACTCCCCCGCAGCCTTGATCGCATTCCAGGCGTACTTCCAGGCCGTCTGGAACCAGGTGGTCTTGGTGGCGATCCAGATGATTGCGCCCACCAGCGCGGCAATGGCCACGATGATGATCCCGATCGGGTTGGCAGTCATCGCGGCGTTCCACAGCCACTGCGCAGCGGTGACGATGCCGGTCCAGACGGCGACGGCCTTCTGGGAGATCCAGAGGATGGCGAGCTGGGCGCGCATGATCATAAGGCTGTCCGTCTGTGCCATGGTGGCGACGGTCCAGGCCACTGTTGCCGTGGTGGCCAGCGCAGTGTAAACGGCGAAGATCTTCATTCCGAGGTAGACGGCCATCGTGCTCGCGAGCAGCAGAGTCAGGGCCCCGACCAGCGTCATGGTGATCTTCTGGTGGCGGCCGAAGAAGTCGACAATTCCTGTGACGACCGGGATCAGCTTGGTCCCGATCTGGATCGCGAATGCGGCTACGGTCTGCTTGGCCATGTCGAGCCGGACGTTGAAGAGCTTCTGTGTAACGCCCCAGCCCTCCACGTCCTTGGACGCGTTGTGCATGGAATGGCCAGTCTTCTCCACACGCTCCTTGAAGCCCGGCAGGCTCTCCCCGGTGAGCTGGAGAATGGTGTTCAGACCGATGGCGCCGCCGGACATCTTCCGCAGCGCGTCGGTGTAGGTCTTGGAGGCCGAGCCACCGGCCTTGAGCTCCCGGCTGAAGCCCTTGGACCGGTTGACCAGCGTGGCGAAGTTCTGGAGCATGGGACGGCTCTCGACCGGCACGCCCTTGAGGAACTTCGTCCAGTCCTCCAGGATCATCTTCCCGCCCAGGAACTCCCGGGCCATGTCCTGGAACTCCGGGGGGATCTTCTTCAGCATCTCCTGCGCTGCGGCGGCCGACTGCTTGGTTCCCTCGAACGCGCTCATGAGGACAGTGCCCGAGGGGCCCATCCTCTTCAGGATCGTGTCAGTGAGCAGTTCGAAGGTCCCGGTCAGTCCGCGCTTGCCGATCTTTGTGGAGACGTCCACACTGCTCAGGCCGAACCGGGCCATCTCCCGCTGCGCCACCATGTTGGGCGCGGTGAGGTTACGGATCGTCGCCGACAGTTCCTGGGTGGCTTCCCGGGCGCTGGTGCCGTGCTGGGTGAGGGTGGCGATGGCGCCGCCGACTTCCTCAAAGCTGATCTTGTTGGCGGAAGCGATCGGGATCACGGTGGAGAGCGCGCCGGAGAACTGCTCCATGGTGATCTTGCCTTCACCCGCGGAGGTCTTCAGCGCGTTCATGACGCGGACGGCGTCCGAGGATTCCAGGTGGTACGAAGCCATGACGGAGGTCATGGCGTTGGTCACGTCGGCCAGGTCCGCGTTCTCCTCGCGCGCTCCCTGCGCGGCCGCCTTCAGGATGACCAGGCCCTTGGCTCCCCGGTACCCCGCCTTCTCAATGGTGTACATGCCTTCGGTGAGCTCGTTCATCCCGGTGCCGGTACCCCGGGCAATGTCCATGATCCCAGCCCGGACCACCTTGAGTCCCTTGGCCGTCTCACCGGCAGCCGTCTGGAGCACCGCGGTGTGCGCCTGGAAGTCACCAGCCATCTTGAGGGAGGCGACCGCGGCACCGGCCGCCACCATCGTGGTGCCCTTGCCGATGCGCGCCATGCTGGCGCCAACGGTGGCGGCCGCAGCCTTGAACCCCCTGGACGACCCGTCCATCTGGGTCTTGGCCAGGGCCATCTCAGCCTTGAGCTTCTTACCGAACCCGCTGAAGTCCGGGAGGATGTGTACGAGTCCCTGGCCGACCAGCTCAGCCATCGAGAACCACTCCCATCGACTTCATGAAACTCGCGGACGCTTCCTCTTCGTCCACCCACCACAGCGGAGCGCCCGGCTCCCGCGCGGCAGGCTCCCTGACCTTCTGTCCCGGTACCGTCCACCCGGCCACGCCCAGCTGCTCGTCGAACCTGCGGCGTACGTCCTCGTACTTCTCGTTCTCACCGACAGGCAGGCGCTCGGTCATGGCGTAGTAGACGACGTTCAGGAATCGGTCGGCAGGGAGATCGCTGAGATCGACACCTCGGCTTGAGTGTTCTCCGTCGAGCTCGTGCCAGATTCCGGGCTGGGTGACCCATCCGAGGAGCGCTCGGATGGCAGGGTAGGGCGCATCCCGTACTCACTCATGATCCACTGAACGACGTCGTTCACCTGGTCCAGTTCTATGGGGTGCTGTGGATCACCCATCCTGGCCCGGAAGTGCTGGAAGGACTCCGGTACCAGAACCGTCTCCAGAACAGTGACCATGGCGAGCTGAGCCTTGGCTCCGTCGTTCTCGTCCATGCCCTCGAACTGCGTGGCGAAGTCCATGAGCGTGTCGGCGGGAAGAGCCGGGGCAGCCTCGAAGACGTCGCCGTCGATTTCGAACTTCAGTTCCTTGCGCACCTTCGTGAAGCTCTTCATGGTCGACACCGTACGCGGGGATCAGACAAGATCATTCCGGAGGATGTTCCGGAGCCTGGTATACGGAAAGCCGTATACCTATGTGGTAGCTCTTCGTAGGGTTCGTCCTGGTTACCGGTCCGTAGAGTAGGAAAGTCCGGAGGTTCCCTTCTCCGGACCTTCCAGAACCACCCTGGTACCTGTTTATCTAAATCAGATTCTAGGAATAGTGGCTGGTCAGGGAGTTGATCGTTTCGGCACCTCTGTCCGGTTCCCCTCCCGGACGGGGAAGACCGTATATCCATACCTTCGGTCTCAGCGCGTCCGGGATCCGATCAGCGCCTTGAGCAGGAAATTGTTGGGCTTGGTTCCGGGGTGGTGGACCACCCGGGCGAAAACGGTCTTGCCCCTCACCTCGAACTTCAGCACCTTTTTGTTCCGCGGGCGGATCTCGTGAGGGTTGGTCCCGTGGATGACAAAGCTCGTCGCGGGGTGGTCGCACATGACGATGCCCAGGGGCGCCGGTCCGCCTTTGAAGATCGGGCGGATGTGGTGCTTCATCGAACCGGGGGCGAGCAGCCGGGCACGGGCAGCGACTGCTTCGGTCTTGAGGGCGATGTGAGCAGAAGCCGTCTTGCGGGCAAGGCGCATGGCCTTCTCCGGCGACACGGTGATGAAGTCCTTGGCCATGGTTCAGCCTCTCGGAAGCCCGACACGGATGCGGAGCTCGGTACCGACGCAGCCGCCCTCCGGACCCTTGACGATCTGTGTGTCAATGATGAAGTCCTCAATCTCCACGTCCTTCATCAGGCAGAGCTTGTGGGACACAGCATTGAGGACTTCCTGTGCGTCCACCCGGACCTGGAGGGCCGAGGTGTCCAGCTCGGGACAGGGCACCTCCATGTTCTGGCCGGTGGGGTTCGGCGCACAGCGCATCAGGGCGAAGATGAGCTCCTGCGTTTCGTACGGGGAGTCGCACGGGGACAGGACAACACCACGCTGCTCGGGGAAGGTGTCCGAGAGCACGAGGATCGTGTGGCCGACGTACAGAGCGCCGCAGGTGCAGCCGTCCCACGCGATGTCCCCGGGCACGATGCAGCTGCGCTGGACCGGGGTGGTCAGTCCGGCGACAACCGCGTCCCGCAGGGCAGCGGCCACCTGGTACCACTTGTCCGTACCGGTGATCACGTCCCTGCCCTCCGGTGGCGCGGCCTGTCGATGCTGTACACCCGGGCCTTCTGTGCCAGGCCGTAAGGATTGTCGGACGCCAGGAACAGATCAACCAGGTAGAGTCCGGTCCGCCCGTCCTTGAGCAGCTGACCCACGTCGGGGTAGCTGATGGTGATCCCCTGCCGTACCAGCTGTGTGACCCCCGGCGGCAGGCGGCAGTCCTCCCCGCTCATGGCCTTCAGGATCTCGCAGGCCATCTCCCCCACGGCGAGACGTCCCGCTACGGGAACCTCCTGGCCGTACTCCGCAGTGACGGACCAGGTACCCACCTGTGTGTCCGCAAGCAGCAGATTGTTGCAGCGGGGCCAGTCCGATCCGTCCGTGCGCACCAGAAGCCGGTTGTCATCCACCCGGTAGGCCCCGGTGACCAGGGCAACGCCGTCCACCTTCACGCTGACGATCCGGCTCACCGGGGAGGGGAGGATGACCTCGGGCACCTGGTTGCAGGAGCAGCTGTTGCCACAGGCGCCGCACAGCTGGGGAAGCCAGTACCAGTCGAAGTACGGGCCGCTGTAGCTGAGCCCGGACCAGATGGGGTAATCCCAGCTGAGCCAGTTCTCGTTGCCGCAGTACTTCCGGCACGGGCGCAGGGTGATCTCACAGGTGCCGTACCGGCGGCCGGACAGCGCCCACAGGATTTCGGTTGCCGCGGTCACGGCGTTGCCGGTCGCGGTGGGGCTCGATGTGGAGACCAGCTCAGGACAGTTCCAGATGACGGGCCAGTCGGAGCAGGGACCGAAGTCAGCAGTCATGATCGCCTCAGATGCTCGGGACAGGGCCGACGGCTACACGGACGTTGTACTCCAGGCGCAGGGAGCAGAACTTCTGGACGGTGTTGCCGACCCAGAACTCCGCCCAGAAGTCGCCCGCCGACGGGAACTCCGCGCCGGTCCAGGTGTGGGTCACCTGTCCTGTAAGGGGAGTGGTCACAGTGGCCAGGCCCGCAGTCGACGTACCGTCCACCGGCCTGAAGTTGAACACAGCCGTGTACCCGGTCAGGTTGATGGCTGCGCCCGCGCTGTCCAGGAACTGATAGACCAGCGGTGGGGGCTTCTCACCCTGAACGTACGGGCCGATCGTGACGGACGTAGCGGCCATGGTCAGGGCTCCCTTCCCGATATCGAACTGGTCGGTCCTCTGCCCGTGATCGACGATACCGGCTCGCGCGCCACTGGCCTTTCCGCACCGTACCGGCCGGACGCCGTATCCCCCGGCTCATGGCCGTACACCTGCTCCCGGGAGGACGTATGAGGATCAACGGTGTCGTACGCCGTACCGGTAGACTGCGCTGTGCCTGGAAGGGCCGTCGCCGCAGCCATAGGGCTGGACGCAGCACCGGCTGCGGCGGCAACTCCGGCGAATGCCTGGTAGTTCGCGTCCACCGTGGCCCCGAAAGCAACGGCAGTCATACCGGCAGATGTTGCCAGTGCTTCGATCCGGGCCAGTTCGGTATCAACTGTTGCGGCCGCACTGGCAACATCTGCCGCTGCACCTGCGCCCGTACTGGCACCGGACGTGCTGCCTGCGGCAGCCGCCGTCCCCGGGAAGACCTCCAGTGCCGCCCCGGCGTCCTGCGCCGCACCCGAACCTGAGGAAGCCTGCTCCGGAACTGTGATCGCAGTACTCGGGGTGAGGGCAGTTCCGGACGCTGCGATGTCCTGCGCCGGGGCGTTCGTGTTGCCGCTCGTGCTGACAACCGGATCTTCGCTCGTACCGGTCGCGGCTGCTGTGCCAGCCCCCGGGGCGGCAGCGACCGACGGATCCGGAGCTGACCCCGTGGCTGTAGCTGCCTGGGCAGGAGCTTCGCGCCCGGTGAGCACCGCAGCGTCGGACGCTGCCCCCGTGGCGGACGCTACACCCGCACCGGCCGTGACGGACGTGCTGGGACTCTCAGCACTCGCGGCAGCAGATGCAGCGTCCGCCGTCACGGTACCCGAGACGGCCGCTGCCAGGGCCGTCGCTGCCGCGGAGGGGGTATCTGGGGCGGTGGTACCAGCCACAGAGGGATCGGCCGCTACAGCGGAAGCTGAAGCCGTCTGTGCAGGTGCGCTGGTCTCCGCCACCGTGCTGACAGTGGCATCGAACGCCGTACCTGCGGCTGCGGCCTGGCCGGAATTGACGGTGGCATCCGTGGAGGGGGCCAGCGCTGAACCTGTTCCCGCGGGAGTGTCCGGCTGCGCACCAGCGGCCGCCTGCGGACTGCTAGCCGAGCCGCTAGCACTCGCAGCCTCCGCAGGAGCGTCCTTGCCCACGGCCGCGGTGGCGTCGAACGCCGTGCCTGTGGCTGCGGCCTGTCCGGCGTTCGCCGTGAGCGCCGCGGAGGGATCAGTGGCCGTGCCTGTGGCTGCGGCCTGTCCGGAATTCGCCGTGAGCGCCGTGCTCGCGGTGTTCGCCGTGCCTGCCCCTGTCGGGGTATCCGGCTGCGCACCCACGGCCGCGGTGGCGTCGAACGCCGTGCCGGTCGCGCTCACTGCCCCGGCGGGAGCCTCGCGTCCGGTGAGCACGGTGGCGTCGGATGCTGCACCTGTTGCTGCGGCCTGACCCGCGTTCGCCGTGAGCGCCGTGCTCGCGGTGTTCGCCGTGCCTGTGGCTGCCGGGGTATCCGGCTGCGCACCAGCGGCCGCCTGACCCGCGTTCGCCGTGCCTGTGGCTGCCGGGGTATCCGGCTGCGCACCAGCGGCCGCCTGACCCGC